GTATCTTTAATGACTCTACAGCATGATTGCTGAATGGTAAGTTATTGACTCCGTGTCTGGGCATGAGTCCTAACTGGGCGCTTGAAGAAAAATAACCTGTGGTAGAAAACTTAGCCAACATATCAATATCTTGGCCACAACCCACTACATCTTTGATTTTGTCATTGTTGAGCAGTGCTTGATTTAATAAGAGTATAGTAGTCATATAGTGTTTGATTTAATGCTTCCAGGTCATTGGCCGTGCCAAAATTAGCCAACCAAAGAGTTTTATAAATCCATTGCTTTTGTGCCAATTTATTGGTGCCAAGCATAGTCTCAGTCATATCTTTCATAGGGTCGGGTTTCGGGCCCTCTTCTAATATTTGATACCAATCAGTACATAAATCACAGTATTTTGTGACATAGATTATATCATCCAGGTTTGAGATTGGTGCCGCTGCCTTTATGGCATAAATGTTTATATCACTGGTCTTGAAAGCCGTAGCAAAAAGTTGTTTGTGTATAGTTTCCAAAGTCCAATTTTGACAACATGTGTTATCTATTAAATTCTGTTCTGCTACATGATCTTCAAATTTAATGATCACCGTTAATATTTTTGAAGTCAATATCCATCTAATTCTCTGTAGTAAATTGGCATTATAATGTGTAAAAACAAAGCAGTTGAAGACTGGACACCAAAGACCATAATAACTTTGATTCTTGTCTGGGGGGTAGCCCCAATAAGGATTCTTGTCTTGTAACAGATTCATGCGTATTTTATTTTTATTTTGAAAGTTGTCTGAGTTTGCCAACCGCAAGATATTAAATAACTTAAGCGGTACTGCAAAAATTTATCCAAAAGTAAACAATACACTCTCCCTGCTGAGTCCAGCCATTACGCGGTATGTACCATGCGCTTTTTTAATAGCATTATTGTTAATATAACCTGCGTTGGGGGCATAAGCAGTTTCTATGATGTCTAGTCCGCCGACATCTACAATAGCATTGGATCCATACTGAGAGAACAAATCAGGATTTTTATCACCTACATACCATTTTGTTCCCATGTTAGGTTGAGCAATATCACCACAGTACACTTGCAAAAGAACTTTGTAGTTATTGTTGTCAAAATGCCAGGTTAGTTGATGCCCGGGCAGATCAATGAATATTTCTTGATTGAGTGGACGTAACGTGTGTCCGGTAAGTTCACTCACAGCGAGATTGATATCCAGGGCCACTTCAGCAAGATAGCTGTAGTCTGGATTATTTGGCAAGCTCATCAGTCTATTGGGCACAAGACATTGCCACTCAGTCGCTGTCTCTCTGTAACAACGACGCAGTTCACGATAGGTACAATCATCAAAAACCTGTGACAGATACCAAAGCCCCGGCCCAAGATTTTGAACATGATCTAAAATTAACATTCAGTATTTAAGATCAGTTAAGTAACAGTATGGAAAATAAACTCTATCTGTTGGTTGGAGACTGTGCGCCATATAAAAAAATACCCATAGTCAACGACGTATCAAACACCAAACCTTCGTTTGGTACCACGCGAGTAGGCCCGGCCGCGGGCATAATCAATCAATCTGAATACGCTGTGGCTGTGGGCTACGGAGCCGGAGCCAATACACAAGGATGGGGCGCTGTGGCCATGGGGTGGAATGCAGGATTGAACAATCAGACCAAAGATGCCGTGGCTATTGGACATCGTGCGGGCCAAGACAATCAAGAGCTAGATGCCATTGCCATTGGTGTAGGGTCAGGAGAATTTAATCAAGGCCATCATGCTATCGCGGTAGGACGAAGAGCTGGACGCAATAATCAAGCACCAAACTCTATCGTTCTCAATGCTTCTGGTCAAGAACTAGAAAATAGAAATCCCGGAACAACAGTTATCAAACCACTAAGGGTTGTCAAACATGCTGAACCGGGATTTGTGCCAGTTTACTATAATCCAGAATCTGGCGAGTTGGTTTATTTAGATCAAGAGTAACTTATTTCTTATCACCACGAGGATGACAAACTTGGTATTGGCTGGTTATTTCGGCTTGAACAGTACCACGTTTGATTTCGCCGCGACGATGCGGATCAATGATAGTGGCTAGATAGCGTTTAGATTGCTTGCTCATTCGGTAGTTGGATCCTGATTTCATAGATGCCTTTGTAGAGTTGTAAAAAGATGGTGCCGGATGTCGGATTTGAACTGACGACCTACCGCTTACAAGGCGGTTGCTCTACCCCTGAGCTAATCCGGCATACTGTGATTATACACTAGGGTTGGTTGATTTACAAGACTCAACATGGCCGTCTGCTACATGTTTTTTCATGATATCCAAAAGTTGTTCAGGGGTCTGAGCCTTGGGTGCGCACAAGCCGCAATAGCACCGTTCTCTGGCACAGATCATAAATGGAACACCTTGTTCTAGCTGTTGCTGTGTTTGTGTCAACAAATGGGCTGAATTCTTGAGAAACCCCAATGGACTCATTGTTCCATCAAAGTTCATTCGGCAATCTTTGTTTACAAATATTTCTCCGGTGCTTTGACGTATGGCTAGAAAAAACCAGTTCACACTACAGCTCCATCCTTCAAAATGATTGTTAGGAACATAAAATATTGGCTGCCTAAAATCACTGTTGGTACACATCAATCTGCCACCACAGCAGGCTCTACCAACACGGCTTAACTGACTGTCAGTGACTTGACCATCTGTGAGTTCTGTTTGTCTGAGTTTAGATTTTTGAGGACTGCGAGTCTGCCAGAGATTTTGAAACCATGTGATTTGTTTTTGACCATAGTTTGAGTTTACATCTCCGTCAAGTTGCCGTGGCAGATATTTTATATCATTGGCTTGACAAAAACTTATTACTTCTTCAAGCTCGGGCCAGTAATCGTAGTTACCGTGCATGAGCACAATGCATTTCAATCTTCGATTTTTTTCTTTGAGCAACAACATATTTTTTAAAACTTGCTGTTTCTGTTTTACTAGATTTTCGCAGTGATAACTGACTGTGAACTCATCAATGAAATCTGCTATACGAGACATCAATGATGGCCCCACTACGGCATTGGTGGTGCAAGTTACAGTCAAAGGCCATCGATCTTGATAAGATTTGTGACGCTCTTTGACCTGTTCCAGCACTTCAACTATGTTAGGATGAAATAGACTTTCGCCTCCGTAGATGTTTAACACTACAGCACGACTCCAACGTGGTTTCTTTGCCATGTACAAGTCAACATATGTGTACATAAAATCAATAGAAGCCAAACATTCATCCAATGGCGGATGAGGGCTTTTGTTGTCGTGTGATCGCCAAGGTCCTTCAGAAGGACAATAACTACAATCAAGATTGCATTTTAAAGTTAACTCCCAATCCAATAAAAATGTTGGTCTTGCTGTAGGATCTATCGCAGGTTCTATGGAAATAATCTTGGACATGGAAATATGTATGCCGGTTACCCAGTCCGGCGCAGACATTTGGTTTCTGCGGCTCTTGTTACCTCGCGATAATCGTCACCCGGTCATTTTGCTATCGGCACTTATTGACGTTGGCCAAGTGAGCAAGGCTGACAGTCACCTAGTTGAGTATCATGTGTGGAATATAAGGTACTGCTCTGGGACCATGACGTTTCTGGAGCAGCCTTCGAGCTTGTTCGGCTGTGTCTGCGCCTTCAACAAGTATCGAACACTCGCCAAGACACACATCTATCAGGCGGGTAGTTCAGCCAAGTTTATTTCCAAGTCGTTGATATGCGTCAGCAAGGTCACTGACAAATAGTTTGCTATCTTCCCCGCCTTCTGCGGCGCGGATTTCGATCATACGTTTCATAAAGTTCTCCTTAACGTCCGCGACCTGTTACTTTTTTAACAGGTTTGCCTGTGATCACAGGTACGGGTTTTTTAGATTTGGATTTACCTTCATCTTTGTCATCCCATTTGGTGTCAGAATGAGCCGCGGCATGTTTTTTCTCTAGCGCGGCCTTTAGAGTGTCTGTGAATTTACTCATGCAAGTATATATTCGTAGTTCACAGTGCTGTCGTTTTATCTCAATACCTGTGCACCATTTTGGATATGGAACTTGCGAGCCATTTCAGTTTTTGGACTCAGGGTGACAAAACGGGTGACAGTAGGAAACTGTCTGCGTATTTCATTCACTGTAGCAAACAACAGTTCACCGGCTGCGCCAGGTACATAACTCCAGATGGTGTAGAATATAGCAGTGGTAGGCTGGTCAGGATTACGTGCCAGATCTTCCACAGTTTCGGGAACAAAATCATGCAAGCTCACACAGACCATGGCTTTGGGTTGGTCTTCGACCAAGGCGCTGACAAAACGCTGGCCGCTCACACGAAACTCGCGAGGAATCTCTGGGCGAACAGGATCGTCTTTAAGGTATTCCAGCAATGGATCGGTGAGTTCTCGAATGAATGACAGCATAATATGTGTATATATCTTTTTTGTTAAAAATCTACGATTTTGGCCGCTTGCGGTTAATGTCTTGAGATTTATAAAGGTAATCTCTACCAATATGACCTTGTTCAATCTCGCGAATGGCTTTGACCGTTGTAGTATCTTTTGTGTTGATATGCGGAGCATGACCGTGTGTGAGTTCACGAGCTCTACGGCTAGCGATCAGGACTAAATCGTAACGATTACCTATTGCTTCTACTGCTTTTTCACTTGTGATTTGTGCCATGCTATTCTCCTTGTTGAAAAAAATGCTCTGCGACCCTCGGCGGTCGCCACACAACGACATCCTGGTTGGTTTCTATTACTACCATCCACCCATCGGCTTCCGGTTCCTAAGCAGGATAATCTAAGGTCGTTAATGTTCCCGCTACACGCAGGATCCGTTGTCGCATTGCCAGCGCCAGTTAGGTAAGACTGGGACCACCCGTGGTTGTTACACCACTTCTCATCGTGCGGGTCGCACTATCCGTCGTCGCCGGAACGTTCTGGAGCGGGTAGGGAGAGTCGAACTCCGCATTGTCAGCTTGGAAGGCTGCTGGACGCCCCTTGTCCTATCTACCCGCATGTAGGTTCCGCTTACGATTATGCGGAGTCTGTGAATCGGGGCGCTGACTGGGCACTTTCTCTCACATTACTTACCATATAAAAACATATTCATCTCGCACCGTATTTTCTGCGATCAACTAGATAATCTAATAGGCATCAAAATATGTTTTTATATGGTACTCGGTAGGGGAATCGAACCCCTCTTACATGCGTGAAAGGCGTGTGTTCTAACCCATAGACAAACCGAGCACAGACCAAATAGATTTTTAATGAACTATGCTATTGTATTATATTTACAACTTTGTTGTCAACCTGTAAATAGCTCCATGCACAAACTTTTTATTGCCACTTACTCAGGAGATCTTGCCCAGTTTGAACTGTGTTGCCATTGTCTTAATAAGAACTGGCTGGGAAATCAGGCCATCACAATTTCCTGGGGGCAACCAAACCCGTTGCACACAGAGACGTCGGACATAGGATCATTTACAAACCTAGTAAAGGATATCTTTGATAGTTCATGGCAAGTAGAAGTAGTAGATGGTGCTATGCACGGAATGGCAGGATACTGCGAACAACAAGTCAACAAAGTTCGATTTTCTATAGATCCTAGATTCCAAGATACCATAGTATTTGATTGTAAAGATTTTTTGCTCAAACCAACAGACATTGATTTCTTCAAACCTGGTGACAGGTATCGTGTTGCATATTTTAAAAATGGAAACACATTCCGGCAACAATACGTGCCTGCCCTTGACATACTGGACCACGTGCCAGATGGCGTTCCTACACCTTTTAATACCACTCCTTGGATATGGGCCACAGCCGAACTTGAAAAGTTTTGGACTCATATGCAAGCAAGATTTGGCCCATATCAAACATGGAAAACTTTTCCGGGTGCTACAGAATGGTCAAACTTTTATATCTTCAACTACTGCGATGCTGAATCAGTGATGCCAATGACCGATGATGAGTACGAATTTGTAAACTTTTGCGGAATCTGGCAAACACTGAGTCTTGAAGAGATACAACAACAAGCCAGTTTGTTTGATTGCTGGGATTCTATGCGCATCTGGAAACACACTAGAAAAGATTCGACTCCTCAAAAAGTTGAAATCACAGAGCAAGTTCTTAAAAAATATGGCATAGAACAATCAGTGATTGATCGCTGGAAAACGCAACATCTTGCTGAAATCTCAACTGCTGATTATTCTCGAGAATTTTGACCGGGTATTCTGTTACGAGGAACCCGGCAAACCCTAGACCAAGTTTAGGCGGCCAATACAAACTGTTCGTCGTTTGCGTTTACGTTGTTTTGCTTTTAACGACTACTCCTGTCGTGCTGTCCACTCTGTTACTCTTTGCCCTGTCAAAATCCAATGCAGGCCCATTATAAAAGGACTAACAGCATGACCACGGTTGCTACAATAAATCCAATAGCGAATCTAGTTATGTCATCCATACAATCCTCTTATGGTGGACCTGGCGGGAATCGAACCCGCATCCAAAACACTTTTCTCTCGGCTTCATACAGCAATACTTTCACGAGCCTATCGAGACATGTATAGCCCTCGCGTGGCCTAGGGCCTCTCACCCTATCATCATTGCCAGCAGATCCAGGAGCGCCGCTGGGTGCATACTCTCGCATAGTATTTTTACTTATCTAAATGATCTTACAACATTGTATTTGGTGGAGAGTAGGGGAGTCGAACCCCTGACTTTGCGGTGCAAGCGCAATGTTTTCCCAACTATACTAACTCCCCTTAAATATCTTATGCCTTATTGCATACAACCATTTATCAACATTCGTATTGATTCGGGCCCTGAATACAAACCCTGTTGTCATTATAAAGAGCCTATGCCTGCGCAATCAATTTCTCAGTATCTAGCCAGCACTGAGTTACAGGAACTGAAACAACATCTACAGTCTGAAAAGCCTTTGCCTTTAGGTTGCAGACTTTGTGCCAATCAAGAACTCAAAGGACAGCCCAGTTTTAGACAACGTTACAATCATTTTTTTCAATCTGACAACAGATCAAAAATAATACATCTTGAAATCTTGGTCAATAACACCTGCAATCTCAAATGTTTCATGTGCGACCCAACTTATAGCACTGCTCTGGGCAGCGAACGTCGGACATTGGGCTGGATAGAATCTTATCCTGTGATCAATCACAACCAACAAGTGCAGGAAGCCTTGGAGCAGTTGTCTGATCTTGAATCAGTTAGTTTTATCGGCGGCGAGTTTTTCTTTGCCAAGGAAAATATTTTGCTGTTAGAAAAAGCCATAGAGCGAAAACTAAAAATAAACATTGTGACCAATGCAACAATCTTGCTTCCAACGCAGTTGGCCTTGCTGAAACAGGCAGCTCATGTTGACATTCAAGTGAGCCTAGATGGAATCGAAAGCTCATATAACTTTATGAGATATCCAGCGCAGTGGGATACTGTGCAGGCAAACATTGTGATGTTGAAAAAAACTTTGCCCAATCAACACATTCACGTAAACACAGTGGTACAGCCTTTAAACATACAATATATTGCTGCCTTGATGGAATGGTGCAATAAAAATCGTTTACAAACAGTATTGGTCAATCTTCAGGCACCATCCTGGTTAGAATGGCGCATACTTACTGCTGATGAAAAACAAGTGATTGCCGATATTTTGGACCAGCACTGTGTGCAGTATCAACTTACCACTGCACAAAAAAATATGTTATCTCAGTTCAAGCTGACCATGGGATCTGTAAACTACAATCAAGATTTTCGAAAAGATTTTGTAAAGAAAATGCAAAGCATACTGACCCTGCGCAATATACCAGCGGAAACTGTGACCAAGCATCTAGGGGAGCTCACTGATCTTGCTAAGGATATAATAAAAGAAACCTGAGTCAACCCCAGGTTTCTTCATACTTCTTTAGCGCCAGTTGCCTGGCCAACCACAACCTAAACTTATCATAATCACTGAGCTCTATGTCAACTGTGTCGTGTACTAATTCAGGTCTGCAATATCCTACATGTAAAGAATCCGTTCCTTCTATTTCGTACTCACTGTCATCAAAGGTGAGTACGATAGTTGGCGCCGGATTACTTTTTAGCAGGTTCAGCTTTTTTGTCGTCTTTCTTAGCGTCGCTTTTAAGAGCGTCGGCTTTCTTTTCAGCTGGCATGGCAGCAGGCGCAGAAGCGGCAGGCTTGGCTTCTTCTTTCTTTGTAGGGGCTGCTGGAGACTGTGCAAAAGCAGATACTGCAAACAACGATGCGATTAGGGTAGCTACAAGTTTCATAAGTTCTCCTTTGGTTAGAAACTAACACAGAAATGTGTCTGTGTTACTTATATAACGCCTTACAGCACACTTGCGTTTAAACATTTGGTAAAAATGGTTTCCAGAACAAGAATTGAACTTGTAATAGCCAGTTATCAGCCGACCGTTATACCATTTAACTATCCGGGAAAATCTGGCCGGCTCTGCAGGATTCGAACCCACGACCTCCAGTTTCGAAGACTGGCACTCTATCCAACTGAGTTAAGAGCCGGAAAACCAATGTATGGTCTGATCTAGACCTTGATCTATAGTGACTTGTGGACTCCAGCCCAACATCTGTTTGGCCAGAGTAATATCTGGCTGGCGTTTGGCAGGGTCATCGCGTACCGGAGCAAGAAATATCTTTTGGCTTGAACTTTGGGTTTTGGTCAAAATAACATCAGCCAACTCCAGCAAAGTGATTTCTGCGGGATTACCTATGTTTACAGGGCCTTCAAAATCCACAGTGGCCATTAGTCTTACCAAGGCTTCCACAGTGTCTGACACATAACAGAAACTCCTGGTCTGCCGACCTGTTCCGTAAAAGGTTATGTCGCTGCCTTGCAAAGCCTGCACGATAAAGTTGCTGACCACACGCCCATCATGATGTTGCATTCTAGGGCCATAGGTATTGAATATTCTAGCTATTTTTATCTGGCAATGATACTGATCTCTATAGGCGATTAACATGCTTTCGGCACAGCGTTTGCCTTCATCGTAACAGCCTCTTGGACCCAGCGTATTCACGTTACCCCAGTAGGATTCTGTTTGCGGATGTTGCAAAGGATCGCCATATATTTCACTGGTACTGGCTTGTAGTATGCGAGCCCCAGTTTCTCGTACGAGCTCTAGCATGTTGAGTATGCCCAACACACAGGTTTCTATAGTGTATGCTGGTTTTTTCTGATACTGCTCAGGGCTGGCAGGACAAGCAAGATTATATATCTCATCCACTGCCCATTTTTGATAACGGCGTATGTCATGCTCAACAAATACAAAGTTGGGATGATTTTGAAGATGTTCAATATTGCGGGCAGATCCAGTGCTGAGATTGTCCACACATATGATCTTGTTGCCGTTTTTTATGAGCCTGTCGCAGAGATGGCTGCCCAAAAAACCTGCGCCACCTGTCACTAAAATAGTTTTCATATGACTATTTAATGCTTGGCCCGCCTGGCAGGATTCGAACCCACATCTGACGGTGTAGAAGACCGTTGCCTTATCCATTAGACTACAGGCGGAAAGTTGGTAGTAGCGGTCCGACTCGAACCCTCAAAACTCGGATTTAAAGTCCGATACGTATAACTATTCCGTCACATCCGCATCAGACTTGGTGGACCGTAAGAAAATCGAACTCTTACCTTCGCCGTGCAAAGGCAGCGTGCTCCCGTTATCACTAACAGCCCATTGTATTTGGTGCCCCAGAGGAGACTCGAACTCCTAAAATTTGGCTTCTAAGACCAACACGTATACCAATTCCGTCACCGGGGCAAAATCTTTGGGGTATCCGACCGGTATCGATCCGGTTCTACTGCTTTCATAGATCAGGGTACAGGCCACTACACTACGGATACCATTAAATGGCACGCCTTGAAGGACTTGAACCTCCGACCCTCACGTTCGTAGCGTGATACTTTAATCCACTGAGCTAAAGGCGCATGGCAGTGAGTGTGGGATTCGAACCCACGGCCCTGGTTTCCCAAGACAACACCTTAGCAGGGTGCCGATTTAAACCTCTCATCCAACTCACTATTATATGGCCGAAGAGGTGAGATTCGAACTCACAGACCGTTTCCGATCGTCTGTTTTCAAGACAGGTGCATTAAACCGGGCTCTACCACTCTTCGATATTTGGAGCAACGGGTAGGATTTGAACCTACGGTTTTACGGATTTGCAATCCGTTGCATTGGGCCACTCTGCCACCGTTGCATTGTTTGGCGTACCGGGAGGGATTCGAACCCCCAGCATACAGTTTTGGAGACTGTCGTTCTGCCAGTTGGAACTACCGATACATGTTTGGTACCCTAGCAGGATTCGATCCTGCATCAGCCAATTATTTGTTGCTAAGGGGTATAAGCCCGCCGTTTTACCATTAAACTATAGGAGCATATTTGGCTCCAGAGGCAGGGATCGAACCAACGACCAATTGATTAACAGTCAACTGCACTACCGCTGTGCTACTCTGGAATAAACTTGGCATCGCGTACGGGAATCGAACCCGTCTCATTAGCTTGAAGAGCTAAGGATCTACCAGAAATCCAACGCAATATTATTTGGCGGTCCCAAGGGGTAACGATCCCCTTCTTCGAGCGTGACAGGCTCGTGTGCGTCCATGAACACTTTGAGACCAAAATTAGTGCTATGTTCTTTTGCGAAGAACTCTAGTCGGAGTTTGGGAGCACTCGTAAGCCCACTTCGTGGATCCAGTCATGACTGGGGAAGCCGTCCTGCCACACCGTAAAGCGACGGTATGCATTCTTGGTGGAGGCGGCTGGAGTTGAACCAGCAGTACCTTGCGGGCGGCGGATTTACAGTCCACTGGGGTTAACAATTTTTCTACACCTCCATTGTATCTTAAAACACACTACTCATTAACTTGACTGCTCGGCAATGTGTTTTAAGATACAGAGTATTGCTACTCTGTAGATAGGGTTATACCCTACCCAGTATTTTTACAATCCTAGTTATTGCCTAGGAGTTCATCCTACTGTCCGCCCGTCTAGAGATTTTTTATAGTGGTCTCATGGCCCTCGTTGCCTACGTCCACTGTGCTCAACCTAGCGATCTGTGTGCCATATAGGGCATGTTGCCCTGTCTTCGATCTCTTGTCGAGCTTGATCTATCTTGCTTTGAAATAGTTTTTGCTTCTCATCCTTTCTTAATACGAATCTGGAATGCTCGACTACTTGTTCAACAATACGATCGGCAATTGTACTGTAATCTATTTTTTCTTTCAATCTGTTTTTTCCTTGTGTTTAAAGCAAAAAAAAACCCTAGGGTTTTAAGTCCTAGGGTCCTTGGAGTTTGGTTAAACTTTTGTTTACGTCATGGTCTCCTGGACCCTGGTTCCCTCTGGTGTGCGATCATTAAATAGACTAATCACAGACCAATAGGTAGGCATAAAGCCTGCCTGTTTGGCTATGTATGAGTTTAGTCTATGTAAAGATTGCGTTTTCATTAGCTTTGTTTATCCTTGTTGTTTTTTACAACATGTACTCATTTTATATGTTTATTTATATTTTGTCAACCCCTGGTAGTCCAAAAAGTTAATCTTGTGAAGATATTTGTATCTCAGTAGTGATTGCATGCGTTTTTCTTTTACAGGTCAACAAAAAACCCTACACTTGGTAGGGTTTCTTGTGGTTATGCGTACCTATCAAGCCTTCTTTTCGATTGCCTCGATCAGACCAGGTGTGAATGAATCACGGAACTGATTGTAAACATCTGACAATGCGGCCTTGGCGGCTTCGCGTTGTTCTTGTGTCCACTTGACAATGTTGGCACCTTCTTCTGCAACCAAACGCTGTTCGGCACGAGCACCGTCACGAATGGTTTCAGCACGTTCTTCACGGCCTGCAGCAACAGCGGCTTGCTTGATAACTGCCTGAACTTCAGCACTCAAGCTGTTCCAGAACTGGTCACCAATGATCATGCTTGTCAAGAACAAGCTGTGACCAGTGTCAATCACTGACTTGGTAACTTCGTTTTGGCGCAGTGGGTACATACGCGGATAGTTGGTTTCGCCACCTTCGGCTTGACCTTCTACCACTACCCGGCGCAGATCTTCTACTTCGGCCACAACAGGCTTCATGCCCAGTGCAGAAATAGTTGCTTGTGCAACAGGATTACGGTTTGAACGCACAGGAGTGCCAACAAGTTCTTCTAGAGTAGAAACTTTCTTGTTGGCAATCATCTGACGGAAACCGCCCGAGTATGTGAAGCTGAGTCCACGTACATTTGACTTGTCTGTGAGTTTAGAGAGCAGAGTCTCGCCAACTTCACCTTCAAGCACACGGGTAGCATGCTCATGGTCTTTGAACAGGAATGGTAGATCAAATACCAAGAAGTCTTGTTCATACTTCTCAGCAAGCCATGTTGTGTACATCTGGCTCATTTCAATCTTGCCTGCTTCCATTAGATCTAGCAGATCATGCTTGGTAACAACAACACCATCGTTGTAACGCTGGCTGTACTCTGTTAGAGTCATGATTTCAACTTCAATCATGTGCTCGCTTTGTTGTTCGTTTACACGACGCTCAAAATCTTTGGCGGCACGAAGGAAAAGGTTCAAAGGCTCATGGGCAATAACCCAACGAATCTTAGTAGTTTTTTTCATTTTTTATATCCAATATTGATAATCAATGTGCTTGCGATTGCTCGCTACGGTTCGGCGTTCTGCGTTTGAAGCAGTAAAAGAGCTAGACCCTAGGCGTCGTTGTAACCGGCGTCAACCCCTTGGTTGGCGCTGCCATTGTTATTTAGCCAGTTTAACACCTTGGCTTAGTCGTTTCCACAATGCAACTTGCCCGTCAAACCAACGCTGTGTAGCCGCGGCATCAAGGTTGCTGGGTTCGCAGTAATCTACTGCATAGGCCCGCTGTACACTGTCTGCTCGTGCGGCTTGCATAACCATGTCACGTAGTTCTGCATATTGCGCCTCAGGCATGGTCTTGGGAACTTGCAGACTGTGCATGTTTACTACTTCTCCAACACCAGCAAATCCTTGACTTTCCAGTGTGGGAACACCACGTACTAGTTTGCGTCCAGAAATACCAAGTGCAAATAAGTCGCCTTTGTCCAAGAACCCTTCAACTTCGCCTAAAAACGCCACGCTGAGTTCAATGTTTCCTGCAATCACATCCATGCTGGCTTCGCGGGTACCTTTATAGGGCACAGGTTGTGCATTGGGATAGCGTTTGACAATCTCCATGGCCATTAGATGTGATGTAGCACCCAGTCCTGAAATACCAATATTGATAGGCTTTGACTTGTCAACTTCATTCCAGTTGCGATACTTCTTGCTCACAATGACCATGGGCGCGGCACACTGTGTCATTAGTGGACGGAAATCGATTACTTTGTGGCTTTCTTCGGGATAGAAGTTGGGACGCACAAAAAAGGCAGTAGATGCTGACAACACAGAGTTAGGCATGCCTGCCACGTGCTTGGCACCAATGGTTGCACCTGCTCCTGGTTTGTTTTCTAAAATAAAAGTGTAGGTTCGTTGATTCTTGTTGAGTTCTTCAACTAGGCTACGGCTATACTGAGCCTGGGTATCGCCCATGCCAAATGGCCAAACAATAGAAATAGTTTGTTGTGCTTGTGATGATAGTGATGCCAATACAAGAGCACCGGCCATTAGCAGTTTTTTCATTTGAGTAATCCTTGTATGATGTCGGTATTTACGTAGTCGGTAGGTCCCAGATCATAAAACTGATCCATGAACCCAACAAAGCCCACAGCACGACCTTGTTCATAGGTAAAGAACTTGGGATCAATGGCGTTGACCATGTGAGCCAGGCCGGCTTCCCATACTTGGTAGAATCGTGTATCTTTGAAGTTTTTGAAGAACCACCAGGTCATTTCCGAATAGAAGTTATTGGTTGACTTGGTGGTCTGCCATGTGGTGGGATCGTAGTCTGGATAGATCAGCGGCTTGGCCAACTGCTCATAAGCACCACGCTGTGCCACACTGTGATTGGGCCACCGCACTAAAAACTGCAAATGTTTGGCATGATCGCTCATGAACCAGTTGCGTATGGTATGTGCTTGTTTGATTATGAGTTCAGGCAAATCAGCCTGCCAGTAAAAATATTCTGTGGTGATGTTGTTGTAAGGTCCACGTTGATTTTGGCTGTGGTTGGCTTGAATGTCTAAGAAGTACATGTACCAACGCCCGTCTTGGATACAGACCTTGGGCTTGTCAACGCCGTAAAGTATGCAGATCTTTTTGCCCGATTCAGCTAGTGCCTTGTGACTGTCCATGCCCAATGGATCGTGTTTGAATGTGTGCTCAGGGTGTAGATAATCTTTGGCATTGTTGACCCATGATTCATCACCGGTGTATTTTAGGATGTTGTCCGAAAAGTCATGCATGGTGATCTTGATTGTGGGATGTGTAACAGCAAGTTTTTGTAAAATAGGTTTGGCTGCAAAATGCCATTCACTCAATGTGTTCTCTGCTTTCATGTTCTTGGCATCAGGGCCAAGATTTTTGTCACCCTGTGCCGGATAACGAAACACCACTTCGTCTAGATGTATGTTATTGTTGATAAATGAGTACAACACAGTGGCCGAATCAGATCCACCAGAAAACTCAAGGCGTATGTAATCGTATCGATCTCTTAACTGCTGTGCTCGCATGCGATATAGCTCTCGCAAGCTGAGTTGGGGCTCGATAGTAGTGTTGATGCAAGAAAATACTTCACGATTGAAGTTCCAGGTAGGGAACTGTCCAGTGGCAGTGGCCTCTAAGAGAGCCTGAGGTTTTGAATAGAAGTTTTTACCGTTTACTGTGTAAAAACCAAGTTTGGGATTTTGTTCGAGAAGTTCCATGAGCGGTGTATTTAAATACTTTATTCAGCTCTGATAACATTTCGAGCGGGTTTTTCAGTAGCCTTGGACAAATAATCTTTGTTTCATTGCCAACTGTTCCAGCCGCCCTTGGAATAGCTTACACATTCAGGACGAGCCATGGCAGTCCCTACAGTAATGCTATCACCTATGATCATGCAGTCTAACACACTCTACTTTTAGAGTGTCTCGCCACCAACAGCACGGTTACATGCACACTTCTCGCCAGTTTGAAGAGCGTCCAGAACTCGTAGAGTTTCTTCTGGGCTACGACCAACGTTCAAGTTATTGACGGTAACATGCTGGATAACATTGTCTGGGTCAACAATGAATGTTGCACGAAGTGCGGCACCTGCCGGAGCATAGAATACACCCAACTGCTCGATCAAGCTCCACTCACCACGCTGTGTGTCAGCAAACTGAATATGCTTGATCTTCTTGAGATCTTCGTGTGCGGCTTGCCATGCAAGTTTACAGAACTCATTATCTGTGCTACCTGTTAGCAAAACTGCATCACGGTCAGCAAAATCACTGTGAAGTTTGTCATACGCAACGATTTCTGTTGGGCATACAAATGTAAAGTCCTTTGGATAATAAACGATTACTTTCCACTTGCCTGTAAATGATTCTTTTGTGATGGTAAAGAAATCATCTTTACCTGGGTTCACGCCAGTGATGGCGAATTTTTCTAGTTTTTGTCCTACTGTTTTCATGCAAATCTCCTTAAAGTAAAAAAGAAAACGTGTCAGTGTTTGTACTGATACGTTATTTTAATAGTATATATCTACTAAATCAACGATTTAAATAGTTTTTTTGCAAATATTTTTTAATAACGCTCATTGAAAAAAATCAATAAGACTCGTCAGAATTGGTGATCACAGACCATCCTAATCTTTTTAGATCCTCACGGATTTCGTCGGTGACCACGCTCTCACCGACAAAGTTGTCCTGAAGCCATTGGTATCTATTGCGCTGTTCTTGGGTCATTTTAGATAGTTCATCGTTGTCAGTGCCACCTTTGATGCCACTACAGTACCAATCAATGTAGTCACCTTCACCTCGCATGTTGGCAACAATACCACCGGCACTGCGCCAACTGCAATACCAGATTTCATTTTTTAGCACAGGCCAAACATCAATGCGTTGAAAATCATTGTTGCACATGGCCGCATAGAGATTTTGAGCATAAGACTCACTGGCACGAACCTTGTCAACAATCCACTCTGTGCTTCTAAGATCGTACTCAAGATTATTTTCCTGCCACTTAGGATCAGCCTCACGTTTGGCAGATTCTGTGCTCCAGGAATCGTACCATTCGATCATGGCTTTGACTTCAGGGTCGTCAAGACTCTTGCCCTCTTCCAGTTGACGTTGAATATAGCCATCACTTTGAAATGTGTTTCTTTTGGGGCTTACGCTGAGTTTTGGAACTTTTTGGTCCATCTATGTTCTTGAATTCTTTATTAACGTAATGATCAACCAACTGACGTTGCATTATAGCAATCAACTCACCTTCGGTTTCGTCGACTACAAATCGCACTGGACAGTTGCCCCAGGTTCTTTTTTTTTGGAATTCAGCAAACCAACGACGGTGTTGTTTGTTTGACGGATCAAATACTAGCCAAGGGCGACCACAGTAGCTGAGTTTGCTCATTGCAATCGACTCTTTCTATCATCTGTGTTAGATTCTTCCAGGGCTCGAAGCAAGACCTCTCGTTCTTCAGGCTCCATCTCATCAATCATTTCATCAGTGATAGGACGACTCTGAGCTGCCAGTTCTTCCGGGGTTAGATTGGCATACATGTTGGTGATCTCTGCCATGAGAGCGTTCAGTTCTTCCTGGCTTTTTACATCAACGTAATCAAAGCATCCGGGCTGGAATACTACCTTGAGTTTACCATCGTTAGTATCTTCAAGTTTGTCAGTGGCAACGAGTTTGAGTTTGTTATCTTCTTCAGACATTAGGTTCTTTCTTATCTTGATCGTACTGCATGACCATACGAGTCAATGGTTCGATCTGGGGTTGAAAAACTTCTGGCGAACGCTCACTTACACGTTCTAGATCCCAGTAACTGGGATAATGCCGTAGCACAGAGTATGCCCTGTGTCGAATCTCCTTAGGTACTCGAGAAGTTTTTTTAGGATCCAAGAGATCGTGCATGAAGATTTTAGCGTCTATCACTGCTCTAAATCGTTCGTCTGGCAATGTCATGTTCGATCCTTAAAAATGGTGGGATAGGTTGTTTTGTGGGTCCCACAAAACAACCTTGTCGTATTTCTTTTATTTGCTGTGCTTTTATTATACACGATTTCAGCCTCTCTGTCATCCTGGGGAAACTTTTTTCCACGTACCCAAAAATCCGTCTGGGCCCACACGCAACATTTCCTTACCGGCTGCCAGGCAGGTATGGTATTTTCTTGTGCGGCCAGCTCTTGATTTAAGGTTCGTGCTATATTCACCATTACCAGGCTCCTGGCCAGGCCGCATAACGGTTGATAGAAGTATAGGCTGAACACATCTTTTTGGCCACGTTACTTTGATGTCGACGATACCAATATTTTTCAGCCATGCTGGTCAGCATTTCCAGTTCTTCACGATTGCCAGACCAACGCACCGAAGCTACCCTGGGTGGACGACCACGCCAGGTAGCATAGCCCAAGGACCAAAAACGTTCAATGATATCTTGACGATTCTTGATTCGTTTACCTGTGGCTACTTCGTATATGCCACGGGTTGAACTATCGGCAAAAGCCTTGCGCCAAGGACGCAGACTGTAAAGTTCGCCACGCCCAGAATAGTCAGTGCTTGAGTCAATGCCACGACTATCGCTCCAAGTCATGTATTCCTGCCGCCAAGCGCCAGGCGCCAAGGCATCCATGACACCCTCGCGGATACGCTGTCCAACAAACTGTATCATGTTGTTGTGTAGCACAAGATAGTCAGCGTGGTAACGACGGCCTGTGTCCAAACAAAAATCTAGATTGCGTTGAGCGTCTTGTTTAGCTTCTTGTCCTTGAGTAAACACCAAAAGAGCATCGCTGTCTTTGGTGTGATGCCCAAACCCCCAACGATATCCTTGACGTAATCGTTCTTGCGCTGATTGAACAGCGTAGATGTTTTGATAGGTCAGCATTATTGTACCCGATCAATCACTGCCATTGCTTCAGGAAACTCTGTGACACCATCTAACCACTTTTCAAGAACTTCGTGCAACAGAAGAGTCATCAGGCCTTGTGCTTGTATCCGATCTGCTTTGGGCAAGCTACGAACAAAGTTCAACACTGAATCGTGATCTTCCAAGCTCCACATGATATCTAGTATGGCCACTTGTTTTTTGGTAAGTCCTTCAATGTTATACTCCATGGTTTAGCTCCTTGAGTTCGTATTCACTAAGATCAATAATGTTGTTTAAATCTCCAGCACCACGACAAATATATCGTGTGCCTCCATCGGTAGGCCGAGATGTCTTCGTCACTCATGACATCTGCAAGAAGTTCTGGACTATTGCCAGTTCCGCCGACATACATATGAGGGCAGCGTGGGCGATTGTAATAACTGTCTACTGAGCCACAATCAAATGGCCTACAATGTCTCTGGTCATATTTGATGTCTTTGGACATTACGTTTTCTTTCACGAACATCAGTGTTAAGATTAGGACGATACTTACGGATAAGTGCTCGTTCACAAGTATGGGCTTCGGCCTTACCGCGCACCACGTCAATGACGCTGACAGTGAAAGCATCCATACCACGCTCACGCATGGCTTCATACAGCAACCAACTCTTGTTCTCAGAGCGGCTACGATAAACGTGTTTATTATAGCGCACCAGCACTGACTTGTCTACAGTGTGTTCAGTCTTTGCAGTGACTCCAATGTAGAAGTCATCGCCAGATTCCAGCATGTAGATGATGTGGGTACGATCTACTCGTTTTTTGCGGGTTGCTTTTTTACTTTCCATACATATATTATAACCTAAATGTCGTTTCTGGTCAATCAGCAGGATGCACTAAGTTAGTGCAAACTTACCTAGTATTTAAGCGGATTTGGCTGTTGTATTTTTAAAACAAGTGTAGCAGAAATGGCGTTTTTGGTCAACCGCCAAAATGCCCAGTTATACAGAACCCAACTTCAACCGTGCCATGGAGTTGTTGCTTAAAAGCCACAGCATAGACTACCATTTCATGCCCTGCGCTCTGGGCAAGCCGCACCGTGAACAGCGTTGGCACATACCTTTGCCCGATATTCCTGAACATCGGTGGCGTAATAGAAACTTCCGCTTGGTTATACATGCCCAGGATTTTGTTCATTTTTATGGCAACCTCTGTGTAGAGTTGCATTGGTTGGAACAGCAGTTTACTCCTGAGCAACAGAGCAAGATTATCTTTGTGGCTTGGGATCATCGTTTAGGCGAAACATATCAAGGCAACATCAAAATAGTAAACTTTGCCAGCCACAGTTATGAGTTGATGTTGCAACTCAAACAGCGTTGGCCAGAATGGCGTGATGTACATAAAAAATCCATCCAACACAACTGGATCTGTCTCAACGGTCGTGCAAGAGCATATCGTCAAGAAGTTTATAATCTGCTACGACATGAGCCGTCGGGCTTTGTGAGTCACAGTGTGTTCAATCCTATTAGCATCAGACCTTACCAGCAGTATGATTTTGACAACGTACAAAACTTTATACATCTCATGCCTGTGTATCAGAGCGCAAGAATGTCCATTATCACAGAAAGTTTATACCAAGATGTAGGTGGTATTGTCACAGAAAAAACCTTGCTGGCCATTGCCGCAAGACATCCATTTATGTGTATAGGACATAGGTTCTGTCATGACGACGTAGTTCGTCTAGGATTTCAAAACTACAACGAATTGTTTGATCTCAGCTACGATGGTGAAGATTGTACTACTCGCATGTATTCTGCCGTTGAACGTAATCTCTCACGGTTAAGACAACCAGTGGACCTAGATGCTGTTGAAGAAAAAGTCAAGGCAAACTTTGAATGGCTCATAGAAGGTTATGCTGAAAGCATAGAGGATCGTGCCAGACAAGATCTACGAATACTGTTTGAGAAAAGTCTGTAAGTCACCGTACAGTGTGGCCAACATGGCTTCACGGCTGCTAAAGAAGATCAGCTGTTTCTTTTTACTATCAATATAGTAAGGCCATTGCAGTTTGTGATCCAACTCCAACAGCAGGCGCTTGCTCATCATAGGCTTGTTCGCACTTAGATCCACACTCCAACTTTCAAGATCTAGAGTTTTCAGCACAGTGTACCCAATGCCAGTGAGTCTGAGCCCACCAGTGGGTCGGATGTTTACATACCAAGAACGTAGTGCTTGATAAAGATCAAGATCATGATCGTCCTCTAGAAGATCCAACAATCGTTGGGTGAGTTCGCGCTTATTGTTTGCCATCGGGATAGATCCTATCTCCCGATTTCAGTAGCACCACAGAGAACTTGTCTGTTTTAAACTGTGAGTTGAGTTTCTTGGCCAAGTTAATGGCATGGCCAGGATTGGAGAACGAGGCCTTTTTGTACTTGGGGCCAGGGTATTGCACCAAGAAGTTGGAGTTTTTCAAGTTGATAGGAGCATTGTCAAAGAATACAGCCCAGATACCTTCCGACGCCAGCACTTGCTCGGTCTTGTAAGTTGATTTGTTTGTGAGTTCAACGAGAACTCGGGGTTTTGGTCGGCTCATAATAATCTCTCCAGTTTATTTATGATAAACTACTTAGACTAAAATGATCCTCCTCGCATCTCCACAGTGACTACATCAGCTGTTGGTTGAGGTTGGGAACGTAACTGCTCAATGTCCAACAACAGACGTGTGATCTCTGTGTGTAGCATCTTGGCGTCTTGCAAAGGACAACAGAAGTCCTTGGCGCCTCTCATCTCAAAATGCTGGAGGCGATCCACGAACTTTTTGATATAGAGATTGCTCATTACTGGAACGAGAATGCGTCTGGCATGTGTACCGGACCACGATAATCATATCGTTGCAACAGAATCAACTTGGGGCAAAAATGTGTTTCCCAGCGTCCGTTGATTTTGATCTGATAATGCCCGGCCGCAAACCATGATTTGGATTTCTTTTTCTTGGTGTAAATGGGCAGTCGTCGTTGTACATCGTAAATGGCATTGTAAGGTGTGCCTGTGGTGGCAAAGCCATTTACTGCATGTTCTTTATTTTGTTTCTTTCGAGCTGGCGGCTCTTCAAAAATGATCGTTATTTCGTTCTTTAATGTTTTTATTGTTTTGAACTGTTGCTGATCATTGTACATGCGCACAGTGAAGCCATCGTCGCTGGCTTCTACTGCACCTATTTTTTGATCATTTTCTTTTAAGATCCAGTATTTGTTTGCTATGACAGGTTTTGCTAAAATCATGTGTTCAATGCTCCCTGATATGTTTTATTTAACCAACGCCCAAACTGCTCGGCATTTTCGCTGGCCCGATTAAGTTGATATTTACCGCAGAATTTCATGAAGTGGCTACCAACTTGGCCCACGTCTTTGTGGCTGATTTGCCCACGGATAGCAGAATCTACTGCCTGCTTTACAGTATCGGGCTGTGCTGTTAAATCAATCAAACTGCGATTACGGTTGTAGTCATCCAGAACACGATGCTCTACTCCGTTGTGGTCAGTCCATCTCTGAAGCATGAGATTGTTCCACGCAAATCCTTTGCTGGTACGATCTTGGAACGTTTCTGTAAGACCCACTTTGTTTTTTGTGCCTCGAGTACGCACACCCGGATACGCTGAGAAGACATTATCACTGGTATCACCACGCATACATTTTTCAAACAAGAGCCACTGTGGGTCTGGAATAGTTTTGGGTTCTTTGGTTTTTTTGTCAATGACCTGTTTGCCTTTGGCATCAAAAATACCGTTCACAGTGAGTAGCTCGTCGGTGATACCATTGTACTGTTGTACATTTTCGGCCAACAGTTGTACAAAATCTGTGTCTGAACTCACAATCACATGTTCGTCTTGTGGATGTAGGGCAATCCAACGTGCAATGATATCATCGGCTTCGGCGTTGGGTTCGCGAATCACCGAACAGTTGGTCTTGTCATTGAGATAGTCTTTGAGTGAGTCAAAGGTTTCCCAAAACAGTTTATCTTCTTCTTGTTCTTTTTCAGTCAGCGCGGCACGGGCCACAGCGCGATTCTTTTTGTAGGGTTCGTAGTAATCTTTGCGCCAGCTACGACCTTCCAAGCAGAATACCACGTGGTCGGCTTGGAACTTGTTGAATACTTTGTTTACAGCACTGAGTGTAATGTGCAGAGCATAGCCAACTTTCTCCCAAGGATCTTTGGCACGAAAGGCCACGTGTCGTGCGCGGAAAAACATATTGGCAGTGTCGATCAAGAGATATTTCATAGTTACCAGAGTTTGTTGGCGATACAGTATTGTAACATAAAACGTGCCCAAAATCTATGGGCATCTTTACCAAAATGCCAAGATTTGGGTGTAACTGTGTCATGTCCATTGGCTCTAACTATGCTATCAAAGGTTTGTTCGGAGTCGTATGGTCCCAAATAGCTACCATTCCAATCGTGTCTGTGCGTTTTGCCAATCTCTCCAAAATGGTTATTGCCGTTGAAAAATATGTGTCGAATCTTTTTCTCTTCAAGCTCTTGATGTAACTGCCAGATCTGATCGTGTGCTTGTTCAGTCTTGTGTTTCCAATCTGCATTAATCACATATTGACGATAGCGTTCTTGTAGATCAGCGGGCACATGATCAAGTCCACTGCTTCCTACTTGATAAAAGATACCATTGTGTAACCATTCTTCCCGTTCCCAGGTCGACCATTGTATGATCACTAACATACGGTACCAATTCTGTGGTCTGGATTCTATCCAGGATCTCGTGGTACGCAGGATACGATCGTTACTGGCGGCCGATTCTGCATCACACACAAAAATAGTTTTTAGGATATCAGCCAACTGCCGACCCCAGCTGACTTCAAGATTGGCTGGGTGTGGTAATCGTCCTAGATGTGCTAGTCTGCCATCGTCTTCGGCAAAGGCATGAGAATTTACCGCTTCGGCAGCCGCGGTATGACTGTCACCGTTGATATAAAGTATCATCGTTTGTTTTCTGATTCTGCTACACGTTTGCGTAGAGTGCTGGAACTGAAAGAATGATCACGTCCGTTGAATATGATTTGGATGTTGCGTTTTTTACATTCTGCTTTGCCGCTGAACTCTTTGTCTACATACTCCACACCTAGCACACGCACATCTACCGGTAGTATCAACAGTAAATCTCGTAGGTCTTGTTCTGTAGAATATACCACAACCTCGTCCACATAGCGACAGGCTGCCAACTGTATCTGTCGTTCTACGATGCTCTGCACTGGCGGATTTTTTGTGTCTGGTCTATCAATGGTAGGATCAGTCTGCAAGCCAGCGATAAGATAATCGCAGTGATTTTTGGCTTCGCTCAGCATGGCAATGTGCCCGGCATGCAACATGTCAAAGGTACTAAAGGTGATACCCACTTTTTTACCTTGTTGTTTTAGTTCTTTGATGTGATTAAAAATCATCCTATTTCTCTCCTACCGTTGCCTAGATTGCGGCTTTGCATGTAACGACTGTCGTTGTTTATAGCTTCGTATTGTTCGTAGGTTTCTAACACTACATTGCGGCAGACATTTTGGAACCATTGATCTACTAGGTCAGCATCAGTCTTGCCTTGATATCCTGCACGTGACAAGTTGGCAATGAACTTGTCGTTCCAATCAAACTCAAATGCACCCGAGTTGATGTCGTTGAGATCTACATCCATGCTGAGTATGGCAATGTAGGGCTCTCCACGTTCTGTGGCCAGTTCTTTCTCAGACTTTTTTTTACTTTTTGCTGGCTCCGCAGACTTTTTATTATCTTCCGTGACATTTTCTTTAGAAACCGTGGTTTCGTTAACTTTTTCTTTTCTTTGAAACAGATTAAATATTCCCATTTTCTTTCCTTTTCAATGCCAATAGCACTTGTAATTTATCGTAGGCATCTTTGAGCGTGGCATCTTCTTGTATGATTTTTAAGTCCTGCACCCAGCTAGCTGTGCTTGCCCATCCATCATCGCCACCATTGTTACGATACACAGCATCAGCCTCAGTAAGATAGTCCTCATAATGATCTGGGTCAATACCAAAGAATGCATTTCCATCTAGCATGGCCAAGGTTTCAGCTATGGGGCGAAGTTTTTGTTTGGTTTCATCGTCAAACACTCTGCGCCATCCACCGTCAGGCTCGGTGATTTCATAAACTATCTTAGCTCGTGTGTCAGGTGGTTCTATATAAACTTTGGTCACTCTACTATGTTTCCTTGGTCGTCTATTTCACACCAGGTATAATCGCCCATCCACTTGACTCTAGCGATGTACTGATAATAATCAGGTGCACCAGTGCTCCAGTCAGACGGACCTAGATTTACAAGTATCACACGATTTTTTTGTGTGTCTTGTACCAACCAGTAAATCTGTCCGTGATAGGTTTGAAACTGATAATGCGCACTGTGTACCATATCTGTGATATCCAGTCGACGCTTGATTCCAGCTGCCTGGCGTTGTAAAACTTCTACTAGCTCAAGTATACGATCATATTCTTGTTGAGCATGCATCCTGGCCACATTGACCATGATGTCTTTTTGCTTTTCTACGGCAATGAGTTCAAACTTGGGACCACCTGCTTCGGTAGGGTAGGAAGTGATGTTACGATTGAAAAATTCAACGACCACGTTACCTGTGGTCACATCAAAACTATTTCGACCTTTGGCGCCGTTATTATCCACGTTTCAGTTGCCACACTAAAAATTCATTGCGTTCAATCCAATAATGATCATACACTGGGGTACCTAGACCTGTGATTATGCGCACACCATAATAGGCTTGACGCCCCCACAGTTGTTTATCTGTTAAGAAACAAGTCTGGCGTAGCCAACACAGTTTTAGTCGCCAGTGTTTGACCTTATTTAATCCGCAGTCTTCTTCTGGGGGTGAGCATTGTACTTCGTCGCTCATAGGACTCAAGCTCATTAAGTGCCCCAGGCGTTGCGCCAGATATCCACTTGCAGTCTTGGGCTATATCTCCAGCCACGTTTCATGGCCAAACTAGCTACCTGTTGTGTATTAAGATTATACACATCTGGAATACCACCCTGTGGCATGAGATATACAGGGCCACCAAAGCCCGCTTCACGATATTCTTCCACTGCACGTTCAGCATCTTTGACATCTTGTTCAGTGGCCACCACAAACTTGAGATAGGTATAACCTACCATCTCATATGATTTTACAATCTTGGGATTGATTGCTGACTCCCACGCTTCGCCCGAGCAAGGCAGCTTGGGACTAACACTGAATGTCAGTTTTTCATAATCTCGACCGTGCCTTGTAAACTCTTCAAACAAGTATTTATAAACTTCTGGGTGCAAAAGCTGGCTACCGTTGGTTTCAAATGTGAGATTGCGTAGGCCGCGTTGACGGCAGTATTCTAACAGATCTGGATACAGTTGTTGGTATCCCAGCAGTGGTTCACCACCAGTAATCACGAGATGTACATCATCACCAATGTCTTGATCCCAGCGATTGTTGGGGATCAAATCGTGCATTTTGTCTACGATTGTTTTCACTGAGTCTTGTTCGTTGAAACGTTTGAATTCAGGATAGATACTGGCATAGCTGTCACATCCTGTTTTGGCCAAGGGCAAGTCTTCAAACTTGTTGTACCGGTCAATGTTCTTGATGATTTCAATGACTTCAGGATTGTGTCCTTCGATTACTTTGTCTCGCGGCCAACCAAACTTTCTACAACGGAAGTTACATCCATATGTACGGAAGAACACTGACGACACACCTGCCCACTTGCCTTCGCCTTGTAAACTATAGAATATTTCTGTATATGTTATTTTTTCCATTAGTGATTTCTCTTTTGATCAAATACGCAGTTAAAAATCCGACTAGCCTTTTTCTAAGATAGTCAGTGTAGTACATTGTGCTACCATTGCCACACACAGTGTTGCCCGAACGCAATTCACCTCGATTGACTATGTAAGTGAATATGTCTTTCATGTTTGCCCAGAAAGTTGCTTCATAAACGCTAGTTTTTCGTCTATGTTCCTACTGCTATGAAGATGTAGGATCATGGCTCGATTGATATCAATACCATTCCAAATGTCTTGCGACCATAGCGGTGCTTGATTTGGCAACCACTGTGCTTGATACGCCCACTCGGGTCGTAGCACTTGATCCAGTGTAACTCCTTGATCCCATAGCATGGCATTGAGTATGATTTGTTCTGTGTTGTAAGTGCCTTCTTCCCACTGGTCTAGCATGCCAAGTCCTATGTCCCAAATTCTTTGATCCATGCCTGCTGGGAAGTATCTTACGCCGGCATTGAAAAAATGCGGAAACTTTCGACCATAGGTATTTTCAGTTTCCAAACTCTTGGGATCGGTGAAGTTAAACATCAGAAACTGATTGGATATTTGCCATGGATTCATGTTCTTGATGGCAATAGTGTCAGGGTCAGTGTAGAAGATATTGACATTGCCTTGGCGCCATAAAGCATAGATAGCCCGGAACGTTTGCTTGAACGCATCATTAATATTGTCTACAGTGCCTTGTATAAACTTCAACTCCCACTCACCTTTGAGATGCTGGCCGAAACTACCTACACTGAGTTGGTGCATTTCGATATATTTTTTATGCAGGTCAGTTTCATCACTGCGATCTCGGAAGTGCCAGTTTGAATCCTTTACTTGGAACAGACTTTTGACTAGATAGTTTTTCATTGTTTGGGTATCATGTATAACCAACTCATAGCACTGGGACGTCCTTCATGTACCAAGGCCCACTTGTCACAGTCACTGAGTTGATGTAAAAAATCAAATTGATAAGAATCTTTATAGGTTTGTGATACTTGTTGTATGTCATGTGTTGATTGAAATCTATAAACCAATGTATCAGTAATCACGGGATTCATGCAGTCGTGACATTCTACTATAACAGAACATTTTGATAGTGCGTTAACCTTGGTAGGATCCAATAGCTCTAGTTCGGCACCTTCACAATCAAATATCAACAGCGGGTTACCAGACGTCTGGCAATACTGTTCTAGCCATGCATGATCTACCAGTTGAGTGATAGCTTCAAGATTCAACAGTTGGTTGGCTGCACCTGTGTCTTTTACAATGCCCGCGGCCCGGAGATCAACATCTACTGCTATGACTTTGGTATTAGGTAACCTACGTGCAAATCCAACACTGTAATATCCTTCAGCACTGCCAACATTGATCACCAGGTCGGGATCTTGTGCAATCGCCTGTTCAACAAAATCATGTAGCTCATCCTCATAAACACCCATGAGCTTGGCCGCAGTATCTCCATCGCCCCACATGTATCTTGGAATCAACATCGTGCCAGCGAATGGGCCCGATTGTACCTTGGCTCCGGTCATATAGAATACATAGGGCAATAGTTCATGACGCCGAGCGTTGGCTACATCTTGTAGATAGCGTTGTAGATTTCTCATTGTATCTTTCTAGACTTTACCAATAAATGCCATCCTAGGTACTCACGCACAGCTTGACGCACATCCTCTGGCATACTTTCAAACCACGGCTCTAGTTCATAGTGTCCGGATTTGTAGGCAGGTACGTTGTACATGAAACAATGATCCTGACGCAGGCGTTCAATGTGGAACTGACCATTCAGCATGCGGTAGATGTCTTCTCTTGTGTATGCCTGCGCATACGGGCATCCACTTTGTGCTTCAAACTGATCCAGCCCCTTTTGAATCATGGCATACTTCCAAGAGTTTTTAGTATAGACCATGAAGCGAAACTCGCCATCAGGTTTAAGCACCTGATGCACGTTGCGGATGATGGTGTCAATGGCAGGAAAGTGATGTATCACTCCGTAACTGTAAACGAGATCAAACTGTCCTAACGCACGGAGAGCTTCAATGTCACTGGCATCAATGTTATGAAACTCTCCTTCAAGTTTGAAAACGTTAAATCTTTGACGTGCAATTTCAACACTTTGATCACTATAATCTACACCTACATATTCAGCACCACGTTTGGCAAACTCTTCGGCATCACTGCCGATACCTGACCCAATCTCTAACACACGCTTGCCTGCCCAGAGATGGAAGCCAGCAAACTCGCGGATATGTGGTTCTACTCTGTAGCGACGTTTAGAAACTTCTTGATAGAACTCCGGGGTTCCTAGTTCACTGCGACCGTGGAGTATGTTGCATGGCTGCCTGTTCCAATAGGCTTTGATTTTATCAAGTAGATGTTGATCAGCGTTATTCATGTATCCTTACCTGTCTATTGGGATCTTGCTCTTTACTGAGCATATGTGCCCACGGGTCTTTGTTTTCCAATACCACTTGACGGAACCATTCACTGGGCTGACCAATGCGATCAAGATGCCAGGCAAGTTTGTTGGCATCTATCAATCTTTTGTTACGGAATGTGAAATGATTAAAGTCAGCCGGATGATTGTGATTGCCTTCCAACATGGGACGGTCTTTAAAAGTTGCATCGTGATTGTTGCCGGTGATATCAAAACGATCGTGTAAGACTTCTACGTCAATGTTCTGCATGATGCCCAAGATATATGATATCTGACTGATAGTAGCATCTGTGAGCTGATGATTGCTGAGGTGCCCCAACAAGTAAAACCAGTCTCTGGGTACGATGGGAAAGATAGCATAGGGATGTTGATTGTGTGTAGGCATACGCAAACACAGAAATCTGCCATCGTACTCTCTGATGCGTAGATCCCAGTCCTTAGTCTGCATTACAGCATCATCGTTCCAGAACATCAACCAGTTACCGTTGGCCATCCCAGCCAATGTATTGAGATACTCATGCAGTCTGAGATAGCCTAGAGGGGTAAACTCTACTACAATAGCATCAACTCCACGTTGTTCCAACTCAGGAAACACATTTTGTTGACACCATTTCAACGATTGTTTGTCATCGTTGTCAAAAGCCAGCATCAACTCAATGTCAGTGGGGTCGTTGGCCTGATCAAACAGGCTCAACAAACTACGCTTCAGCATGTCAGTGCGGCCTCTAGTGGGTAACAGCACTGATAGGCCATGACTGGGCGGTTGGCTCCAGATCTTGTTTAGACCAACATGTGGTGTTTTATCCATTTATTTTTCTCATGACAGGAAAATCCCCTTCGTAAGTTGCGGAGTTAGCACCGTGTTCAAAAACTTCAACACTTCTTACACGCACACTGGGATTGATAGGATAACGCATATTGCCACCGGCTAATAGTTCAGTCATTTTGTCGTAGCACATCTTGGCAAACATCTCACAGCCCACAGCAGGTACAATACGTAGATCGCAGATGCCTTGTCGACGATATGGTTCTATTTGTACACGTTCTGGTCTGCCGTCGTACACTGGATTTGAACTCCAACCACTCATCAGTTTAAAACGATCTAGCATTGGATCATCTTCAGCAATAACCAGGGTGTGATCAAACATGTGGTCAGCCCAGGCCTTGAACTCCTTGAGACCGCCAAAGTCCATGCACCAGTTCTTGTCATCTAGTGTGTCACATTCAAATACAAGTTTGATGCCAATGGAATAACCGTGTAAGGTCGAACAATGACTGTGTGTGGCACGCCATTGTCTAAAACAACAGCTCAGCCCTCGGTCGTTGCCATATGTTTTTGTAGAGTAAAATTTTGCCATTACTATTCTCCTATGTAAAGTTTAGCATAGGCCTGCAGAATTTGTATAGCGGGATGAATGCCGGAAGGCCGCTATCGAGATCATTATTTAGTAGGGTTTTTATAACCTGTAGTTTTGTAGTTGGCCTGACCGGCGATTACTCCACGCACACCGCCCACAGGGTCGGCACAATCTCCAGTGCTTCTAGGAATCATGTGTATGTGTGGATACATTACTGTTTGACCAGCTGCCGATCCTATATTTAAACCAATGTTGTAACCGTCAGCATCACCTTTGAGCACTACCCATTCACCATATCTGTGTGCGGTACGAAAACAATCCATGATACCGTCGGCATTGTCAACTTTGGGAACGAACAATAAGTGCCCGGGACTTACGGGATATTGGTCTCTGAAAATCCACAAAGTCTTGTCTTCAAAATAAACATCATCCCAAGGTGCGATTCCTGCTTGTTGTGCTTGTTTTAGTGTGGTTGCCATTTAAAAACTCCAAAGTATTTCGTTCATGATTCTATGTTGCCCCACCGAACTCACAGCGGCATTGAATCTAAACTGGGTATTCTTATCGATACGTTTGCTGTATACGCCACGCACATAATACGTTGCTGTTTGCATGATATCAAGGTTCTGTTTAGTGTAAACTAACTGACCTGCGTTGTCAAACGAAGTGGGCACATTGGCCTCAATCCGACCACTTAGCACACGCGGTACCTGACCAAAATAAAGCCCTATGTCATTGCGTCGGTCACCCCAGCGGTAGCCGGTCTCTGCCCAAGTGCCTAGGATAGGGCTCACACGAGTAATTAGTCCGGGATTAATATCAGTGGTCACGTACATCACACTGGCTCGAGCTACAAATCCGCTATTTTGATAAGATAACACATTGTCAAACACAGAACTGGTACGAACGTTGCCCCATACTCCGCTGAATGACACCCATGGATTGAAGTTTAAGCTGGTGTATTGTGTGCCGAAACTCCATGAGTTTCGGCGCCATACCGCAGGTATACCAATGCTGTACTCTCCTGACTGTTGATCACTGGCGATACGCATGCCATTAACCAAATAACCTCTGGCTCCGGTCAAATATTCTGTGGGCGAGGTCATATCGTGATCTACTCCGCCAAAGTTGTTGCGTTGGAAAGCATTCAACATAGACACATTCATTGGTTTTGCATTGACCATAAATGGTCTTTGTAGCGCATCCATGGCCATCATTTGTCCGGACCCTATGTCAACCCCACTGATATGTCCCGATAAAATCTTTGCTCCAATGCTGAGTGCTCCCACTGGTCTTAGTGCGGCATCAAGATCTATCACGCTACCATTCCAATAAGTAGACGCGGTTTGTGCCAACACTCGATTGGCTTGGGGCACACTCATGTAAGGCCATTTCTGTCGGATCAAGTCCACAGCGGCCTGTGCTGTCATTGTGGTCTGTGTGCCCATCTGACTCATGTAAACAGCCATCTTCTTATCATTGTTGGTTTCGTACATAATCATTGTTACCAGATATAGTTTGCCATCGGGCGCCTGGAAAATGTTCACTGTGCTGTTGGCTTCGTTGGCCCCAGCACCGAGACTGTTGGTCATTGATGCGGCTTGTTTCAAGAAGTCTGTGAAAATCTTTTGGTGGGCCGCCACAAACTTTCCATCGGAGCTTTTTAATAAGACCTGTGTGCTACTGTGATTGCCGGAGAAATCCCATGCGCTGACCAAGATGTCAGTGCGTCCGTCACCGTTGACATCCAGGAATCGAGGATTGTAAGTAGAGTAGGTGTTGGTATCATAGCCGACCAAGGTAGTTGAGGTAACATCAGTGAATGAACCACCGCCTTGATTGCTCAAAAACTGTATGGCGCTTTGTTTGATAGTATAGTTGCTTGGCCTACTAAACACAATGACGTCGGGTCTACCGTCTGAGTTGAAATCATGCGATACCACACGTACATTATGGTCTAGCAGTGGTGCAGGCAAATCGCCTGTATAATGATAGTTCAGCTGACCTCCTGTGATAGTATAGGTATACATCTTGGTGGTGCGAGCGATACTACAGGCCGGATTGGTAACATTACAAGAGTTGTCTGTGACAATGATTTGTTTTTGTCCATTGCCCAAAAAATCATCAGCTACTACACTGGATCCACCCCAACGCAAATCTCCTGCATGGCCTCTAGGATCGGTATAGGTAGTAAAGTTGTTGACTCTGTTGTTGATGGCCAAGGTAGTGTTGGGTCCATAGTCAACAAACAATAGATCTTTGTAACCGTCGTTGTCCATGTCGGCTATGGCGCTGTCATGTGCCCATACATTGTTCAGCGGTATCGATATACGATTAAAATGTGTACCTTGATTAGAAAACACATAGCCTGGTCCATAATGTTGCATATCAGTGCTAGGGGCTACCAGCATGTCTTGACGACCTGTGTTAAACAAGTCAGCGAACTTCACACTGGGCTCAGTGCCCAAGATTTCATTGATTCCGCCAGGAAACCACTGCGCCGTACGGTCCACCAAGGTGCCACCTTCCCACGCCAACAAACTCAATCTGCTGTTACTCCATGTTTCGGGTGTGGCATATTGTGTTTGTCGTCCTGCCAAAATAACATCATTGCCACTGCCTGTGATGTTAGCGTTGAATATGTCAAACACCGGTGCTGACCCGTCGGTTTTGACCAATGGATCAACTGCGCTAGCAATGCGTACTGGGGTATGGAAAGGAACTTCACTTCGAACAAAGCCGCCTAGGGTAGCAGATGACCCGCTACCACCGCCCCCACCGCCACAACCTGACAGGTTAAAGGCTATGGCCGCTATGGAAACTGATAAAACATTTTTTTTGAACTGCATAAAAAAACCTAGAAGAGTTGTAATGATAATATTGTAACTGCATCTGGTTTTCTGGTCTAGCGGGATAGTAACCACTTACCTATTAGAACTTATAGATCGGTAAATGGTATTTTGGGTCTGTCCAACATTTGCTTTATAACTTGATTTCTACCCTAGTTTTGCTGTTGTAGTCATTTCCTGTTGAAAGCTGTTAACAAAACCAGGACCAACTAGGGTTCTGATTTCATCAACAGTCATTGGCTTGAGACAAGATGTCATCGAGGAGCAAACTCTTGTTGCAGTTTGATATTGTCCATGAACTCTTTTTTAACACTGGAATCAGTTTTGAAAGCACCCGTGAGTACAGTAGTCTGAGTTAAAGAGCTATGTGCCATGATGCCGCGATTCTCACAGCAACCATGCGTGGCTTGGATATACACACCTACGTTCTTTGACCCTGTGGCTTTGGAGATCTCCCGAGCAATGTCATTACAAAGTTCCTCCTGGAGAGTACCACGCCGGGCACACCATTGAGCAATTCTTGTGTACTTTGATAAGCCAATAAGTTTCTTAGCCGCAATAATGCCAATGTAAGCAACACCAGCAACGGGCTGATGATGATGACTACATATGCTACGAAGCTCACTGCGAACAACCAACATGCCTTCATAGCGGTCGTCATTGTCGTTTGGAAATGCTGTTGTGTCTGGTGCTGGTTCATAACGTCCTGCCATTATTTCGTTAAAGTACATCTTGGCCAGTCTGCGAGCTGTGCCTTTTGAATTAGGGTCGTTGTCACGATCAATCAGCAAACGGTCAAGCACTGTTTCAAATGCTTCTGTTGCTTCGTCGATCAGACGGTCTTTGTCCCCATCATGCAAGTAATCACTAATATTATCGCCTGCCCAGAAACGTTTCCCGTCACGTTTCATTTGAAATCGAATCGTGTCACCTAAGTATGATTCTTGGTATTCGAAGTTGCCATTCATGGCATCTAGTGCTGTTTCTTTAGTTGTCATTGTTTCTCCGAGTTAGGGTCGAGGATGACCTGTCTTGTTGTTATTGTAACTGTTATTATGACCTGTGTCAAGTTTTTATATGGATTTTGCGGCAATCTGGATAAGCGACATATTGTGATTGAGGTTTGATGGTGGGCAACATTTCCAATCCTTTGACAGCATCTTCTATGGTAGGTCTGTAATGGTAGCCAACTTCAAACTCCTGCTGTTCTTGCCATGGACTGATAGATAGGTCTCTGCCATCAGAGCGTTGACGTAGAATAGTTTGGTATGCCGTTGTGTCATCTAGCAATATGGCTCCACCGTGCATAATCTCCAATGGTTTAGAATATCCAAAACTCAAACACATCATTGACCCTGCACGATACATTCCGGGCTCTAATCTGCGGGCACTGTCCCAAACTCTGGTGTTGATAAACTGGTATTCCCCGACCCATTGTTGGGTGTCTTGTTCAATATAAGTGAACTCAATATCAAGTTTGTGCATGGTCATTGGTACGCTGATATAGGTGTAAGGAGTAAACTGACATTCCTTGACCCGCTCATAGCGCAGACATAGTTCAATGGCATGTGTACAACAATCAGTCATTATAGCATACGGTGACCCAGTGTATTTGGCCAGTGTCTCTTCAAACTCTCTGATGATACTTAGGTTCATTTTTGTACTCCAGTGATCTGCATGGTGTATCTTGGCTCAATACCCATGTTAAACGCCATGTGCCAAACATCATAGTTCCATGCAACATAATCTCCACGTTGCCAATTCACCAATGGTTTTCCATCTATCTCAAAGTAGTGGCCTGACTTCCAGTCTTCCATGAATACAATAGCCCGCCATATTTTGCTATTATCTTTGATATCAAATACACGTTTGTATGTGATGTAATGATCCTTGTGATTGGGAGTGATATCTCCAGTGTTCATACGGAACAAACAAGCACCTTGATTGGTCCACGAAAACTGCTGGAAAAACGGCTGTGCATACTCTGTATCGTTAAGGTGATATATTCCTCCATTGAGATTTAGATTTCTATATCCTTGCGCTTGCCATTCTGCAACCATAACCTGATCTTTGTGTGGAAGATACTGATACTCAAAACTTTTGAAATCATCATTCCACCATGGCTCAATGTGACCTAATCTATATTTCATTCTGACAGATGTTCTTTTTTTAGCTCTCTAACTGGACAAGATAGTTTCTCAGCCATGACATTTTTAATACCAATACGCTTGTTATTCCAATCTCTGATTTTAATGGCTCTGCGTCCAATCTCTTCCAGTGGTAGCTGGCTTTCTTTACCGCTTTTAAGTTCTTTTTCTAACTCCCATATTTCATTGTGTATCTGTTGCAGTTGTTCAAGTTCTTGCCGAACCAGTGACAAATCTAGATGCTGTGCCTGCTGATTATAAAAGTCAAGTTCAACTTGATTATTACCAATGCGTTGGTGCTTGACTCTTGCTATTGCCAGACGATCTAGAAGTTCAATGATAGGAAACTGTGGTGTCATAGATATAGTTGTTCGATAGTTTTTGGATTATCTATTATGGATTGGATATCATTGTTAGTGGCGTTGGGTCGGCAAGGTCTACACAATGACACGTTGGTTTTATTGTAAATGTCATGATGGCGCTGATTCAGCCACAGGTCTCGAAAGTCTCCCTGGTCCCAACGACCTATACTGAACTGGGAGTTTCCTTTGTTATCACAACAAACATAAATGTATCCTTCGGCACAAAACACAGGGAAGTGATACATTTGATGACAGCGTTTGTATTGTCTTGGTTGTGTTTTGTTTTCATTGATCCAATACGGAACGCCTGTGCGTTCACTGGCTTGAGATATCCAATATTTTAGTTCATTGGTTATTGGGTGTGCTTTGTTATTATAAATCACGGGGCGGAAATACAACATACGACCTTGTACTTCTTTAACATAGTCAAATAACTCATCAATGGCTTCTTGATTGTCGTTGTAGGGATTGATCAAGCACTTGAAATCTACATTGACATCTGCGGCAATAAGTTCCTTGGCATTAGATTTTACTCTTTGAAACAGACTTTTAGAGGTCAAACTTCTGCGAATTTTTTCATATAGATCTTCGGTACCAGCGTCAATGTCAATGCCTACCCAGGCCATTTTCTGTAGTTTACTTACAGATACGCTGTCTAACAATCTATCTAGCTTAGACCCATTGGTTGTAATGGAAGTAAGAAATCCAAGATCAATGGTATGTTCTATCACATGCTCATACCCTGCCAGTACAGTGGGTTCTCCTCCACCTGGATAGGTGATGGTATGCGTGGTTCCATAGCTGTTGGGAGTATGAGCTCGCCAAGTGGCCAGTTTGTCTAAGAGTTCAATGTATTCAGTGTATTTTTTTTGTACAGGCGAAGCCAACCTATGGTCTGCACTGTTGCAATAATAACAATCTTGGTTACAAATATTGGTTAAATCAATATCTACCTGCGCCGGAAGTATGGCCTTGGTATCTTGATTTTGCATCCAGTGTACAAGTTCAGCAGTATGATACATACATTACTTATTGTACCATGCCCATGCGTGAGTTATTATTTCTTCAATGTTGTAACGAGGAACCCAGCCTGTGATGCTGTGAAACTTATCAGCTGTTGCAGTAAGCAAAGCTGGATCTCCTGCACGTATTGGCCCATGATGAAGATCTATTTGTTGACCAGTGACTTTTTCTGCTACTGAAACAATCTCTCTGTTGCTGTGCCCTGAACTGGTACCAAGATTGTACACACCTGCAGGAACAGTGGCATCCAAGGCCATGCAGTGAGCTCGTGCTATGTCATCTACATGGATGTAATCTCTGATACATGTTCCATCGAGAGTAGGATAGTTGTCGCCGTACAGAGTAAAACTTTCGCCATTGCGAACACTTTCTAATAACCTAGCAATGATGTGTGTGGCACCAGGCTCTTGACCATGACGACCTTTGGGATCTGCGCCACAGGCATTGAAATAGCGGAAACTTACATAATCAAGTCCATAGGCATGATGATAGGCCTCCAGCATCCATTCAACCATGAGCTTAGACTGGCCGTAGGGACTGATTGGCAGGGGAGGATCCAGTTCACTGCAAGGAGACATCACAGGATCACCGTAGGTTGCGGCACTGGAACTGAAGATGATTCGAGCACGCTTGGGCCCGATCATCCAAGTCAACATCTGAAAGGTTTTGATAAAGTTGTTGTAGTAATATTCAGATGGGTTCATCACACTGGGGCCAACAAGACTGGTACCAGCACAGTGTATGATGGCATCAGCCTCTACCTTTACCATCCAGTTCAACGCCTGATCGCTGAAAAAGTCGGCTTGTAGAAAGTTAGTCAATGACTTGAGATTGTCAGGCAAAGTCCTACGATCTAGTCCATGCACTTCGTGCCCTTGATCAAGCAGATGAAGCACTGTCTGCCCACCAATATATCCGGCGGCACCGGTAACTATTACTTTCATTTTATTATCACCTTTTCTAAGTTTTTGTCAATGGCTTCTATCATGAAAGTTGCCACGTAGCTGGGATCCATAGGGTCCGTGTCGTAGGTATCTCTGACTTGTTCCTGCGTCAGTGTTCCTTCAAAGTTACGATATCTGAGATTGGTTTTGACTGCACCAAACTGTGCTTCAAGCACAGAAATGTGTGTGACCTCTTGTTTTGCTAAATCTATAGCGTATTGACTGGCCAACTTGGTACTCAGATACACACTTTTATAAGGAGTGATTCCGGTTGAGAAGTCGGTGTTACACCAAACATATTTGCCTTGAGATCTTGAGCAAGCATAATGTTTGAACAAGAACAAGTTGGCAGCATAGTTAACCATGATTTGGCTCAGTTGGTTGTGCCAATCATTTTGCAAAAAACCTCTATAAGTTCCTTGGTTATGTGCCGCACAGTTTATCACAATGTCAAACTTGCTGAAATCTTTGACAAAGATCTGTTCAGGAAAGTCTAAGTCCAGGTTGCAGGATCCCCATGCAGTAACATGGTATTTTTTTTCTTGTCGCAATATCTTACAGCAGGCTGAGCCAACACCACCGGTAGCACCTAGCACCAACACATTCAAGGTCATCCTTCCACTTTCACAACTTGATATTTTTCATGTGGCACATGGTCGCGATAGCGATTGCCTGATCGATTCCATTTTTCGCCCACTCCTGTGATAATATCAACAATACGATCCACAGTGCCATTGTTCCAATCACTGATCAATCCCATGTTGTGATGCGGCTCGGTCAACAGCATTTCTAACTTGGTAAATGCATCGTCTATTGACCATGGAACATAAAGGCGGTTTGGATCGTTTGCAAAAGTTTCGGGGAAACTACGATAGGCAGGGTAAAGAACATTAGCGCCAAGAGTGTCAGCCTCGGAAACTGTGTTGGAGACCCAGTCTTGAAGAGCACAGTTAAACAACACCCGAGTATCGTTAAGGAGAGCATAGTAGTCATTCTTGTTTAGATTTTCGTAGATTTTTAACTTGCCATCTCGTTCCATTTGCCGAGCACGTTCAATATATCGAGTATTGTTACTACGCAATGGGCCGCCTTGGAAGATTGCAAACTCTGTACGCTTGTGGCAACCTTGACTGCAATACATCTCAATGAGATCCATGTAGAAGTCAGGTTGTTTCTCTTGGTCAAATCTGGCGGCAAAGCCCACACGCATTTTACGTTTATTGAACGGGCGAATGTTTTGTGCGCCACCGATGCGCTCTAGCACTTCCTCTTTGCCAAATGCTAGGCCAGAAATATTATAGATAGGAGCACTCCATCCAGCAATACGCATATGAGCCACCATTTCTTCGTTGGTGGCGAGAACTCCGTTCACAAAGTCATTAACCATGTGTTCGTAGAGGCCCATCCATTTGCCCATACCCCATACATGTACAAAGTCATCAGGATCAATGGATTGAGCAAGGCACCTAACAAACACACGGGGACGGTCACTAGCAGGAATCTGATCAAGAATATAAGGCAAGCTCTCGATACCGGGCTGAAACATGTCTTCAAAGTAGATAACGTCTTCACTGGTAACTTCTCCGTTTCTCATCATTTGCACAAGATTCATCAACTGGCTCATTGAAAAATAACTACGGCCATGTGCATCCAATACTTGCCCCACTGAAATACTCTTGGTGTTATCGATGGTGTTGCCTGGTATATAGACTACATCAAGGTCTCGTCGGTCAAACACACGACGATTCCACTCTGTGAGTTGTAGTGTATAGCGGGCTTCGTAACTTTCGAGCCCCATATAAAAAAGTTTTCTCATTGTTTTCCTTTGGGTATGATTACAAAACTAAACGTTACGGTATCCTTGGGTATGCATGTTCCTTGGCGAAAGGCATGCACAGTTTCTATATTATAGTAGTCAAACTGATCTGTGTCTAGTAGTTTCTCCCACTGGTACATGTTATCTATACTGTTTTTATCTTGGTTGATGCTGTAGTTTGCTGCAGGCATGCCAGCAAAACCAAACCAATCAGGGCTCCAATCTAGATGATATGCCGATGTCATCATCTGCCATCCTTTAGATAATCTGGCTCGCCAAGGCCAAAATATCACAGTGAGATCCCATATGTGTTCACCGTTGGCATCACGATCATTCCAGTGTGTACTATACAGCATTTCTGGCACAGCTTTACGACGGCTGATCACATTTTGTTCCTGCGTGATATCAACTGGCAACAGTATAGTCTAACCTATGTTGCGTAGACCTTGCAGTCCTTTGCAATATTTTGCAGTGTGATCGTATCTCCAACTATCATTTTGATAGGTACATAGATCGCCTTTGAGTTCTCTATACCATTGCGGTACAAACTCTTTTATAGGACTTGGAGGCCCGCAGTCAAAGTCTTGCAAAAAACTATCAACTAGAGCAGATTCCCAAGTTAAGTTTTCTGAGACTTTGATTTCTGCGGGCTGATTCTTCATTGATTAATATGGTCGTGGACCACGTGATGGTCTACGGTCATCACGCTTGAAGTCCGGACGCCATCCTGACATTCGACGAGTGTCTTCGGCCCACATGTCCTTGGGTTCTTTGCCACCTTCTAGCTTGCGATACTGCTGGAAGGGATAGCTTTTGTTGTTGTAAAGATCCGCAGGATCATAGCGATAGCCATAATCCACACAGAAGCTGAGATAGCGATCCAAATCCTCCCACACAGCACGACTACGGGGATTGGGTTTGAATAGTTGCTTACCCATTTTGATTTCCTTTAGATAACGATTGAATTATAGGGACGATGAGTTTCATACTTAATAAGGCAGCCGTTCTCACCATCTTCGGCCACTTCAATCCACACAGCACGACCTGGATAACGGTCTGCTATTTGTAGATATAGATCGTCTGCGATCATCTCGCAAGACTTGTAATCTAGCGACAGTACACCTTGGTCGCTATGATACAGTTTTTCCAACCATCGTTTGAACTGAATGAATTCCACGTCTCGATCGTTGTGGAATACGTCAATCCAAACCCTAAAATGAAAGATATGGCGATGAGGGTAGCCCAAAAACGATACATCATATTCGTCTCCTGTTGCCAGCGCCGGATCAGTGGCAGCGGCTGGATACTTATGTATCCCTTCTTTGCGGAATGTGACCCAGATTTTACGATCTGCACTCTGCATGATCCTATCTACTTGTGCTCTTTGTTCTTGATTCATGATTTAAATGGCCAATCGGTTGATGGTTCTAGTTTAGTGGGTTGTACATTTTCTTCCATGATCTCATTATACGAATCTTCGTCAACAAGATCAACCTTGTAAGGCTCCAGGATAGCAACATGCTCATCTTCTACAGACCAGTTATGGTCGCCATCATAGATCCACCCTGTGCCGCATCGTCCATCTTCGTCTTCGGTTTCCCACCTTAACAGTGCTTCGATGCGAGCTTTTTCTTCTTTGGTAAATCCATCATCATAATGATTGCCGTCCATGTCCCAGCAACCAAAGTTCACATGTACAGCAACTAAATCATCTAGTTCGCATCCCCAACCCACATCGGGACGACAAAATACAGTGCCTTCGTTCTCATATAGAGATTCGTCTTCCTCTCTAAAAGCCTGACCCCACCGCCAAGTTGCTGTGACATCAAAGCCACGGATTCTGCTGTCTGGCGGTTTTTTGTAGACGTCTACGAAATATTCTACTGATTTTTTTTCCAAAGGAGTGATGCGATACAGTGGAGCCATTTTAATCTAGCACCTTGTCTTGGGTATATTTAGACCAGTCTGTAAATACTGATCTTTTTTGCAGTGTATGTAAACTATGGCACCACACTCCTGGATTGGTTGCTTGGAAATCTCGATCATCAATCTTCAGAGTAGCGTTATACCCAAACTGCCGAATGTACGGTAACTTTACCGAAATCATTGGAATGAATAGATCGTGCTCGACCAAGGCGCTTTCGAGCAAACCTTCGGCACAGCTAACGTCCAGATCCAGTGTACACAGATAGCCTGCATCTAGACAGTCTTGTATCATAGTTTCCCAAGGCCTCCAACCATCGCTGTCGTTGACATCCAATCTAGGAAAGCTCTGATTGGCACCAAAATAAATGTGTGAACATTTATGGAACTTAGCCTGTTGCACGATCACAGTAGAATCCTGCACACCTACAACAAACAGAGTTATAAGACCAAACGCTGGAGTGTGTTCTACTTCAGTGCCTATGAATGTTTTTACTGCTTTGTGTCCGGGTCTATTCATGTTTTTTCCTATGAGTTTCACAACGAGTAGAAATCCATCCTTGACCGTCTGTTTTGCCTGGCGCCCCGCACACTTCGCAGGTCACACTGCTCATAGATTCGGTCATACGAACCATGCCATCGATCACATCGTCGCCACCACGATAGTAGAATCGTAGTGTGTCAAACTTTTCTTTGACCTGCTGTGCTACCACCTGGGATACATTGTACCCCTGTCTGGTTGGCCAATCAGCATGATTCTGGATGTTTCCGCACAGTTGGTTGATGATATTGAACCAACCATCGCCGTGTTCAAAGCCCCAACACATGGCAGTTTCAGTCATAGGCAGATTTCGATCTGTAAATATCTTGAATAGTTTTGGCACAACTGTGCATCTAGTTCTGACTTCATTGGGCCTCAAGTTGGTCTAGTAGGGCTGTATCAAACTCTTCAGTCTGCGATTCTTGGTCTTCAACTTCGAACAAACTGTTAAACATGGTATGAGCATTGGTAGCACGTTTTCCGGTAAAACCACGTGTGCCCACTACTCTTTCCCATATTGTAGCATACTCATCGGTTATGGCCAAGCTCTTTTGGCGATCTTGTGCGGCAAACACTCGATCGATCAGCGGACGTACATCAAAATCTGGGTTGATCGGGTGTACCATCATATCTGGTGATTCGCCAGCATCATAGCGTCTGTTGGCTTCTTGTACAGCACGGATATGATGCCAAACATTGTGACCCATCATTAGTGCATAAGAGAACGAGTCCCAAGAGGTACGCCCTTCTTTGCCAATCTTGTTGAGATCGCCTGGGCGGTAGATACACACGTCCTTGATAGCCATTCTTGCAGATACGGGGCTGTCTTCAAACACATCGTGAATGCCATCTTGTAATACAGCATCACGGAATGAGCGTGTGTCAGTGGCATACTTTTTATCGTCAGCTGTGGGACTCATCATGTACGACCACTTGCCACGATTGGCTGTTCTCAACTGTGTGTAGATCTGTCCATTGGCCGTGGCCAAGAACGGACTAGCGCAGTCAAAGCTGATAGTGAAGTTGGCATTGTGATACTTGCGCACGGCACGTTGGATGTCTGTGAGCAACACTGCCCACTCTAGTTTAGAAGTACCTAAGAAGTGCATCCAGTCATGCACACCCTTTTCTAACAAGCCATCATGGATCAAATGTACCAAGCGTTTGAGCACCAAGTGTGCATCACACATGTTCTGACCACCCATGCCCCAGCCATTGAAATGCCGGTCGGGGTACCGGTAGGGATCCGAGTAGTGTTTCATGAGATCGTACCAGTGATCAGCTTCGGTATGATTACCGCCTTGCAACACGTTTAAGATCTTTGTATCGCCGTAGCGATTAGAAATCCAGAACTCGTTGTTGTATTGTGTGGCTGTGACAGCATCATCGTAACTGTGGATGCCTGACACTTCTGCGGCCTTGGGATCACGGAATGTCCATGTGGGTATGTCCATGGTCATACCATATGTGGCAATGCCCATCTGCCACTTGAGCACTTTTTCTCGCTGTGCTTCAGACTTTTTGTCTGTGAGATCTGCCCAACGACCTGACCACACACCTTTGGCGATTTGAAAACCACCCGAGTCTGCCAACATAGTAGATCCTGGATCTCTAGCTCGAATTATGTCTTCCTTGGCATCAAACTTGGACAAATCTAAGTTGGCATGTCCTGCTGAGTACAGTGACCACCGGTAAGGAAACAAGGCCTTGTGAGGATTAAGCCAGTTCATTGCCTCCATGTCGCCAATGGCCTGAGGCAACCTACCAGCATCTAGTTCTGCTCCGTGCCGTTCTCTTCCAATGTATCCTGCATAGAAACTGGAAATAGCAGGAAGGAATATAGCGTAGTCGCTTTGTTTTGCTGTCAGGTTGTCTTGTTCAAAGTCCATGACTGATCACTTGCTCAGTGCTGGCAAGATATATTCATACACAGCAATGCCACTGTCTACTGTGATCATGGTAGCACCATCATCACTGATGCGCACAGTTTTGTCACCTGTGAGATTCATGATAGAAATAAACTGTGACACTGGCCATAGCCATGGGCGAGTGAGCTTGCCTGCTACGCCGGCCTGGAACACAAAGTCACCGGCGTGGGTAGAATGATCACCAAAGAAAAATTTCAAGTTACCATTTTCTGTCTTGGCCATGAAGTTGGGTGTTTCTGCGTTGGCCTGTGCCTGCATCTTCAGTCGCTGGATTGCAGCCACAGTGGGCTCAAACTCAACTGACCAAGGAACAGGTTTCATCTTAAACTGCTTGAGTTGTTCAGCAACAACTTCTGTAACCATGAAGCGATAGTCATTTTTAAAGTCGCTGGCCTTGTTTTCAAAGTGCAAACCTACTGGACTGTCAACACCATTGCGGTTCTGTCGGGTGACAGTGATTTGTGCATCTTCTTTGTACTCCTGCAAGTTCAGCAAGATTTTTAGTTTGCTAAGGTTTGGCATGCCAAACGTGCCAATAAACTCGGCCACTGGTGTGTGAAACTTGGTTCGCAACACCACACTCTTGTCTGTGGCAATGGCATCTACTTGTGTGCTTTGATCTGTGCCCGTGATCTTGACCAGTTCAATGCATCCTAGGTCATAACTGTGTTCTACTAAATCTAATAAGTAATCTCTCATATTTTCTCCATTTAAATGTTTTCAACTCTGCCCAATGTTTGTCCGCCTCTCAGACTAGATCGTGTACCAGGTTTTCTAAGCTCTAACCAACTGACGTTGTTCTCCAAATCAAAACTTGATGCGATTTTGAATCCTATGCGTGTGCTGATTTCTTTGACTTCCCGCCCGGGTGTATAACAATAATACAAATTTTCAAAGTTGTCAACTCCTATTGGAAAGTCGCAGTTGTTATAAGTAAAAATGGCCATGCCTCCGGGTCGCAACAGACCATGTATTTCTTTGAGATAGCGTTCGATCAACTCCAATGGGCGAAAGTTAAAGAAATCCACTGCCACTATCAATCCAAACTGGGCTTGTGGCAACTGATGAAATATCTTTTTCTCTTGCTTGTCGACGGTATAATATCTCAACCTGCGTTGGTATTCAGGAGTCCATTTGGTTTTGGCTATCTTGAACAACTTCTCATCTAAGTCAACTAGATATAAAGGATCACACGCAGTTAAAGATTCAGTAACATCGCAGTGAGCCGGCCTGATTTCCATAGCAGGCCATTGCCAACTGGCATGCCCTCTTACTCTGTTGCAAAAGAAATCAAAGGTTTCGGATTCATACAACAGTTTTTTAAAACTGTACCGATCCAGGATATAATCTGCGGTATCGTTGATCCCTTCTTGATACATAGCTGTGCTCTTGCTATAGTATGGACGCTCGATATCCTCTAAAAACTTAGTGAGCTCTTTCTTGAAACTTTGTAAATCTGTGTCAATGGCATCCAGCGTGTTTAACACAATCTTTTTGTTGGCACTGACTTTTTGCTTGATGTTTTCAAAATCTATGTTTTGTATGGCTAAGTCGGTTTCTACATGCTGAAGCAAACGTTCTATCTCGTCGTGGACATGGTTGACGGACAATCCGTCAACCATGTGCTTGTATGTGATTAATCTACTGAGCTTCATTCAAATGTAAACAATGATTGAAATGTATTGGTAGTTTTGGTTTCACTGACCAAATCCCAACCCAACACACCCAACAAGTTTTCTATCTTTTGATCTACCACAGTCTGTTCCATTTCTGCATCATCAAATGGCAGTTCCTTGAACCACTGTGGCAAATGCATCTCGTCAGTGGGATAACCGATTGATGTCCACCCCAGAGCATTTGATTTCAGTTTGCACACAATAGTCTTCATGCCATCAACTATTTGCAAAGAATAGTTGTCAGAGTTCATTCGCCGCATGTTGTTCCAGTTCATGGCTGCTCTCACATGCCCAGGCATGTTGGCTTTGCCTTCACGCTCTTCTTTCTTAGCATACATGGTGAGGTTGTTCACACGCTTGGGTGATCCTTTTTCCCAACCTGGTCGTTCTTTGAACTCGTATTTAAACTCTCTAATCTGTTCAATGATTTCCTCTCGTTGACTGCCTGTGAGAACACGTTCTAACAAGTCCCACAGAAAGTCTTGAATAACTTTGGGTGTGTCTGACCGTTTCAAATCCAACCCCATGGCCTTGATTGATCCTGTCTTACCTTCAACGTCTTTGCGTTTGCCTTCTTTGTCGTAGATGTTTACAGCGTAACGCTTCTTGGTAATGAACAAACTGCGATCAGCTACCAGTTCCCGTCCACCTTTGATGATTGCCCCCATGTCACGTGGGCAATGAAAAGCACGTTCCATGAATCCCGGAAAACTCAAGTTTACTTGCTCTGCAATAGAATCATAAAGTTCAACGCAGATTTGTTTGTTCCACTCCATACGACCTTCTTCAACTTCTTTTTTGAGTACAGGCCAAGCGGAAAAGTATACAGAATCTGTATCACCGTAGATGATACTTTCGCCTGTGTGATCATATTTGCCGGTAATACATTCGTTTACAAAACTGTCCATGTGAAATGCGATCGCACGACCAGTAAGAGTAGTACTCTGACCAATGCGCTTGTCAAAGAATCTACAACCAGGGTTAAGAATAGCACCATACAAACTATTTAGATTAATCTTCTTGACCAACTGACGTTTATCCCAAAACTCTTGGTCTTGTTTGCCAGTGACTTCCCTAAGTTTGGCCTGTAGCTCTTTACGCTCTCTGTACCAACGTGCCAGCAAGCCGGGAATCACTCCTTCTTTTTCATAAGTGAAGATAGTGCCATTGGCCGATAAGATCCAAGGCTGGTTTGAATCAAACACCATGTGCCATATTTCTGCGGCACTGTGTACTGTTTCTTCACCGTCCTGCCAATCAATGGTTATTTCTGTGCCAGGCTTTTGTTCCATTACAGCGGTATATTCAAGACTGCCAAACAAGCCTTCCCAGGCAGCCGCAAAGCTGGCACCTGAGTTCATTTTGTCCCGGATATAACGATCAGTCATGATGGGTCGGAGTTGCCCAACAATACTTTCTGGCGCCATGTTGAGGGCACGAATAGCCGAGGGATACAGCGAGTTGATGTCGATAGCACCGACCCATTCGTGGATGCCTTTTTTGGGATAAGCAACATAGGCACCTGCAGCTTGCGTGTCTTCATCTGTGAGTCTCTCTTTGCGATTAGGAACTACCATGCCACGTTCGTGGGCTTCATTGATGATGGCCTGTTCTGTCACTGCCACAGCACCCATTGTGGTCTGTAGCAATACAGTGTTGGCATGTGCTAGTTCGTTGGCCAAATCTAAGAATTGGAGTTTTTTGTCCAACCTTGCAAGGAGCATTGTATCCTGACGGTTGTAGTCAATGAACGTTTTGAAGTTTTGATTGTAGAGTTGATCAAGCGTTCCTTCAAACTGCGTCTTTCGTTCGCCGAGTTCATACTCGCCGATAGCATCCAACGAGTAGGAGTGTCGTTCTTCATAGGTATACTTCCTGTACAGTTGCATATAGTCCATGTGTACTCGACCAATGAGATCAAAGGTCAAGTTTACTGCACCAAATCTTTCAAATGTTCTTTGTTTTGGCAGTTGCCCCCACAAACACAGTCTGCGTGTGTCGTCCTTACTGAGCACACGAGTAATACGCATGGTAGTATATGGAATATCAAAACCTTCGGAGTTCCAACCACTGAGTACATCTGCATCGTCAATGAGATCAAGGAACGTTTTAAGCATGTCCTCTTCGCGATCAAAGATCAAGGTATTGTCAAACTCTTTGACAATCTCTTCGGCTGATTCTCGACTCATGTGTTTGGGTGGTATGACCAAGGTTACCAGTTGATCTAACCAATCCAAATACACTGAGATGGCAGTGATAGGATTAAAGGGATCCTCGGGCTTGGAGAAACCGCGTATAGGATCAAAGTCTACTTCAATGTCAAAGAATACTGTTTGTAACCTAGGAGCATCTTGACCTTTGTAGTTTTCTTCAAAGCAACGAAACACAGGATTTATATCTGACTCGTAGACGCCTTTGCCTGATTGAATACGAAGTTCTTTGCGAAACTCCTTGTTGTTGCGGGTAGAAAACCTAGAGACAGGATTTCCATAGATTGATTGGAACTTTCCTCTGGGATCATCGTAGTAAAATATGTAGGTAGCAGGATATTCTTTGTACTCTCTGCGTCCTGCAACACGTTCTACCACATGTATGCGATCGTGTTCACGATCAAAAAGTGCGTCTACGTAACTCATTGTTTTCCTGGCAACTTATGGCTTGCTCATGCCGTGATTCATGCCCGTGACGTAGGCGACTCGTTGTGAGCATGTATTTAGAGGGTTTTGCCAACAGTGGTCAAAATAGTTTCCAGCAACTCTTGTTCTTGCTGTGTTTTACCAAATTCAGCTTTGTGTGCTACCCGGATTGCTTTTTTCAACACACTGGGTTTGATTTCCAGTTCTTCGGCCACGGCTTTGATAGTGTCTGACAGGCCACCGTTAAGCGTTTCAATTTCGTGCATGACCTGCATGCCTTCGTTGATGATTTGGGTGAGTTTGATTTTTTGTTCGTTGTTAAAAGTTTTGGTTTCCATGTGGATCTCCTTTGATATACGATTATAAACTATTTTGTTGCAAAGTCAATACCTGCTTTGCTAAACACAGGCATATCTGGCAGATATGGATAATCACGATAACTCCATTGGCGAAGTTCTGAGTCAACTGACTGTGGTCACTGCAACCGGAGCGCCATAGAACTCTGCCACTTGATTTTCAAAATCATTTACATAGTTAAACACAGTTGAATCCTCTCCAAAGACTGCAGATTAAGGTTTTGGCAAGTATTATAAAAGTCATCTGACACTACAAGTTCTTGATTGTGTACTACGTTTTTTTAAAAAAATCAAGTATATTTTGGCAATAGTAGTTGGCAATATCTTCATGCGTGGGTTGATCTATGATATGAAAATGATATCTGTTAGAGTTAGGCAATCTACTGGCCACTGTCCACTGATTTATCTGGGTTTTATATTGCTCAAAGTTGGAAAAATATTCTTGCTTGCACACGTTGCCAAATATTAGATTTTCAAATCCGCCTTGATCAAATAGGAAAGGTATATTGTACTCTCTAAGAGTGTACAACGAACTTTCAATGATGTACTGATTTTTTTGTATTTCTAACTCAAGATCAAACACCACACTGTAATACTCTCGCAACACTGAGACATCCTTGGCTTCAAACTCACAGGTATCATTGAGAGATACCATGGAATAACAAGCAAGGTCTCGGTTGTCTTGTTCAGCATCTTGTTGGTTTATTTTCCTAAATCTATCGTAGATATCGCTGTAGTGCGCAGGTCGATTTTTGACTTTGCCTTGTTCTCTTGTGCTACTGGTTCCTAACAAAATCACAAAGTCTGCTGATTCCTTGATAGCTTTATCAACTTGCACTCGTATCAAAAAGTTTGATGCGCAGGAAATTGAAAGATTGACCACTCGATAGTCGTTGCCAAGCAAGTTTTGCAACATTACAGGCCATGGCTGTATCTCCCAGCCAAAGTCTGGGCACCCAAAGCTATCTCCACAAATGTATATCTTTTTCATGTCAGGCAAACTTATCAAGTATGTTTTCTACTATAGATTGGTTGTGTGTTTGACAGCGATGATTGAAATCTCCCGACCAAATATAATCAGTATTGTGAGAGGTACTTTCTTTGGTCATTGACTCTATGTCAATGATACTGTAGTTTTTCAGAGATTTGATCATTTTTACAAGACTATCTAATCTTGTAAGATTGCCAGGATCATCGTCCCAAGATATGTCTATGTCACCATAGTCAAAACGCAATCCTAGATCGCGCAAAGATTTGTAAGATTCAAACTGTCCTACTGGGATAAAAGGGGTACCAGCAATCAAGCATTTCCATGTTTTTTCGCTGAACTGCGGGCCTGGCATTATTACCTTTCCATAGTGATTGTGCATGAGACTGTAGTGATAGCTTTCACTGGTAAAATGTAATGCGGCTTCAAGATAGGTAGGCTGCCAGGGATTGCTGTTTACACTTTGAAATCGGCCAGTATCGTAGCAGAAATCATCTATGACGATAGTGGTCCCCAGATATTTTGTTTTGAAAATATCCATTAACTCATCCAACTCCATCATGCCAGTGGGAGTCCAGTGATGTACATTTTTTTCTTCTACCCAGTCGCCAAGTTTTATCAGTAACTCATTGCGATTGAGATGTTTGATCAACGCTGTGAATACCAGCATTTTTGATTGGCTAACACGATTACAAATATTACTGACCTTGTATTTGATATTTCTACACTGCCGAGTTGGGTGCCAGCGCATGATAGTGTCTAAATGATAGTGCCAGCTGTGATAGTTGTAAAAAAATACATTACTGGGCAACGGTATGTTATAGCAAGATCCGTCATTGAGTACAATGATAGGAGCGTCAATGTTTTTGGCTTGATACATAACCCAATCTACATCAAACATTTCCTGGTGAAATGAAATTACATACAATGGATGGCCTTGCGGGAGATCAATAGGTACATTAGATAGGCTTGGTATATTAAGCCACAGTGCAAAATACGTTTTTCGTGGAAGATCTTGTAACCAGTCTAGTTCGGGCCAAGCCAACGGAAAGTTGAGCGGTCCAAACACTGGATCTGGCATAACGTAATATTTCATGCCAATATATATGCTCACTTTTGACCTAGGGGTAGCGAATCCGTCAGTCTGGCCAGCAGCCGGCCACGCACCATAGCGGTCCTAAGGTGTGTTCTTGATGACCGGACTGTAGAGGTTTCTAAGCCGGTCCGAGCCGTCATCTTCAGGATATACTGGATAAGGATTCATAAGCCTGCTCGCTGGATAGCCGCGCCTTTGTTGAAGCTGGGACTGTGTGAGTTGGGCACACGACCAGCTTTACGAATACTCCATTCGTAACCGGCCCGGTGTCCTGAACAGTCCTTAGTACACTGGCTACCTTTGAACTGTAGTTCGTCTAACTGTTCTTTTGCCACGTCTTCATTTTTTTTTCGGCCTTGACAGTGTGCCCGTTGACTGAATCCTTTGGGATTAGCACAGTTGATAGAGCGTTTGTACTTTGCGCTCCATTTTTCATTGACGATTTCTTCAGCTCTCATTTTGTAACAGGTCCGCCTTCGACCCAAGCATCACAAGTACGTTTGGCCGCACATTTGAATTTCAAAAACTTACAGTAGCCCAAGTTGCCAGCATCTATGGTGTCGTGCGGATCTGAACCTGGTTCACTGCCAATGCCCTTGGCAATGCAGTCTAACATATCTTCTGAAATGTCAAAAGCCGCACAGTTGCCACAGCGATTGTTTTTAACTGACTCAATATCATCTGTGTTCCACTCGTCTGCTAACTCCTGCCAATATTCCTCATTGGGTTTGTTGGGATTGAGCGGACCATAATGATATTCATCTATGGCCTTTTGACGATTCTTGAGATTAAGGTCAATGCTTTGCGTAGCTGGCGGGCAACCGCGCTCTATAGCTTCTATGCGGTTGATAAGATTTCTCATGATGTATTTACGATATCAAAGATCGTAGTTTGTCTAACGCAGACGAAAAATTGTCTGCTTGTATGATATAAGTTACGCCGTTGACAGTAAAGTTATAGGTTCTCATGTCATGCTCCTTTGTTCTTGATCCAGTCATCTGGAGTCTTGTTGTACTTAGCTACGAACCGATCATGTAGCTGTTTAGCAGTTATTTTTGATTTTTTGGCAATAGACTGCATCATGTGATCAATGGCATCGTAACCAGTGGGATTTTTTAGAACTTTTACTAAATCTTTGACCTCGTTTTCACGCACTTGAGTGGCCACATTCTTGGCAGCGCCTCGGCGGTTGGGATTGGGATCTTCTCTGCGTTTTTTGGCCGCAGCACTTGCACGACCTTTTTTGCCTAGAGCATGTGCCTTACTCTGTGGCAAGCATTTAGGTTTGCCTTCTGAACTTTTACCTCTAGCACAGGCGCCACGTATCTTGCCGTCGGGGCCAAAACGCACCCATTTTTCTCGGAACCACTTCTTCAGGTCTTCTTCCAGTTCTTGATTGGTATTTTTCACACAGTTGGACACACGTTTGCCAAACATGGTTTTCATACCTTCTTTATGATAGCCTTTCCAACAGGCTTCAAGAATTTCCCTATATCTCATTTTTTCTTCTTTCCACCTGTGCCCCAGTTTGCCGCACCTTTTTTACGACACTGCACCAAGGCACCTGATGCGTAGGCTGATGGCCATACTTTGTAGCGACTCCTTACTTTGTGATAGCATGCGTCTTGCTTTTCGGCCAGGATGAGATCGCTGAAACTTGGGCCGCCGCACTTAGAACAAACGCCTTCGGCTACACTTTGCTTGTCAATTTCCTCGATGTCCCTGGGGTCAACTACTCTTGCTGGTACGGTGTTTTTCTGGGCTATTTTGTAGGCATAGAATCTGTGATGCCCATCTAACACTTGATATCCGTTCTTGTATTTACGAACCAAGATAGGAGGTATACTATCACCTGCTTCTAATCCTGCCAGGATCTTCCTAACGTTTTTTCTGGCATCAGGCTGTTGCATTTTTGAATCTGGTTCAAATCCTAACAAACGATTTATGGGAATGTTGACAATGGGTAAACTATCAAATCCCTCATCATCTACTTCTGCGCCATAATAATCAGGGTCCGTGTATAATTTGATTTTGCCTTCCGCCACACCTTGCTTATTGTATTTAGATTGTGTGTTTTCAGGCAAAATTTCTAAACTTCCGGGATTCATCCAATAAATTTTATTAGTGTTATCTGGTTTGACTGGCACACCGGTATTTCTTCTATCTTCTATAGGTATAGTGATAGCATCAACAATAGTCCCCAAACTGGAGCCTAGTAGAGGATGACTTACTCTCGCACCAGGTTTAAATTTTTTCAAATTTATTTGACCATTACTATATGAGCTTCTATACTCATTGAGTTCTGACTCAGATAATAACTCAATTATTTTCATAAAATTACTTGGCAATACCAGCACGTTTCAATAGGTCGATCAATTGTTGTTTTTCCTTAAGATATTCATCAACTTCTTTAACTTCTTCAGTCATTTCACTTTCTAAATAATTTGCAGCGGTAACAATATAATCTGCTGCTAATGTGATTTTTAATTCAACCCATTCTGGCAAATTATCATCATCC